CCGAAGCTGTTAAAGAAAGAACAAATAAAAGGTAAATTAAATAATGACAAAGAAAGAAATTAAAGAAGCTAATTTATTAATCGCATTATTTGACGGTTGGGTTAGTTTAGGATTAGGTGGTAATTACACGCATATTTACAAAAGAGATAATGAAACAAGACACATCAGAAATTTTGAATACCATTCAGATTGGAACGAAATAATGGCTGTGGTAGATAAAATTGAGGAAATAGGTACTTCTATGGAAATAAGACCACATCATTCATATATGAGTTGGTTTTATAGTCCTAAAAAGACAATAACCTACTCAAAAGGAGCAGGTGGTGGTGGTGGTTGGACTGACCCAAGAAAACCATTTGACAGTATTGGCGGTAAACATTACTCAAGATGTGTAGGAGTTGGTGAAACAGCCGAAAAATTTAATGTACCAACAAAGATTGAGGCAGTTTATGATAATGTGGTTTATTTTATTAAGTGGTATAACAAAACAGTTAAAAGATAATGAGTGAACAAGAAAATAATGAATTGATAGCTCGTTTCATGGGATGGAGTCCTGATGAACGATATGATAAGGTTGGAGATTATCATATTTGGACAAATCCAATCGGTAAAAATGCTATTATAGGTTGTAATTTAAACTATAATAATGATTGGAATATGCTAATGACTGTTATTAATAAAATAGAAACAGGTCTTGATTTAGGATTCAATGTAGTTATGAAGAATGATAAGTGTAGGATATACCGATATAAAGGCTCTGCATACGAAAGTCAGGTAACAAAACTTTATGAAGGTGATAATAAATTCACATCAACATACTCGGCTGTTGTTGAATTTATTAAATGGTATAATGATTGGGCAAACGAAAATCAAAAGAAAAATTTATAATGGCTAAAAAAGAAAAAATAAATGTACACAAAATAGTATTTGGTTTCAAAACTAAAAACAAAGAAGGCTTTACAAAAAAAGAAATGAAAGAACTACTTAAATCATTTCCTGATGTAACAATAGAAAAATTCAATAAAGCTTTAGGTACAAATACCTGTATGATGATTAATAAAGAAATTATAACATACCATAGTGATATTGAAACGGCAATTCGCTTATGTGTTGAAAAAAGAGGTTTTAAATTTGGTGAATTTGATTAATAATTAATAATTTATGAACGAAGAAGAAAAATTAAACAGAGAAAAATACCCTATTTTTTTTAAACTGTGGGATATAAAATGTATTGAAAAGTGGAAAGAAGAAAACAAAGATAAAAAAGGTTGGTATGATTATACTTTCTATGCTAAAACAACTAAAGATTTAGAAATGCGTGTTTGGAATGGTAGTCATAATCCGAGTATGGAGGCAAATACAACATATCATACCTGTAAGGCAGGAACAAAGGTATTAATTTGGATGGTAAGCAGGATGGGTGATGTTGGCATTACAGATAATTTAAAGGATGCTCTTGGATATAGTGTAAGAGTTGAAGCTGATGAATATTTAACGGATTTAGAAATGATTGAAAATAAAAATGAAAAAAAATAAAGAATTAGACGAGTTAAGTGTAAGTGTATTGATTAGCTCAATGGTAAGAATGACATCAATCATCATTTGGACTATAAAAATAAGAAAATTTATTACTGAAATAGTAGGTTCTATTTTTGGTGCTATTTGGGCATCAACATTATTAATCTATATTTTCACAGAAAATAAATTTTATCTTAAATTATTTGCTGGATTAATAGCAGTAGGATTAATATTTTATTTTATTATTATGCTTTTAGAGTCTATTGGAAAGCGTAAGCGTGAAAAATACTTTGAATCTTTAGATATGGCAAATTTTGAAACACCACCACTAAATGACATAAATATTAAATTCTTCTCTGAAGAAGAACCGATTAAATACCTCGTTACAGATAAAAACGACCCAATGTATAGTAAAATAATGTTTCTTTATCCTATGTATGGCAGATTAAATCCAAACAAAACAGTAACAATATTTAAGAAAAATCAGATTGAGCCAATAAAAAATATAAATCTAAAAGATTAGTATGGAAAAAGTAAAATTAGAAGAAAAAATGATTAAGTCCGATAATGAGATTAAAGATTTCGTAAAACAAATTGGTGCTAAAAGCCATAAGTTTGATGTGCATTTTAGCATTATAATGGATGTTTTGTTCCCTAATACATTTAGTATTGAAATAATTTTTGAAGATGGTCATAAATACGGTCAATCATCAAGTTCATTTAGGGATTGTTTTGATAAAATTGTTGAAAGTGTTTGTTGGGGACAAAATAAGCCAAACCCTTATCCCAAAAATAATTTTTCACTTAATTGGAAAAAATATCCTGAAGAAAAGCCAACTGAATATGGAGAATACTGGGTGTACCGAAATGGATGCGGTAAATTACATAAAGAAACTTGGAATAACACGGGTTGGGCTTACAATAACAACGACATCACTCATTTTACAACAATAATTAAGCCTAAAGTATAATATGAAAGAAGATGCAATAAAAAACGTACTAAGTGCCATGTCTGAGTCTATTGGTAAAGAAAATGTAGAATTATACCAAAAATTAATAGATGGTAGTGGTTTTAAGAAGGCTGAAGGGATTGAAGAATTTTTCTATATGCTAATTTATCCTCACCAAAAATTCCTAAAGGGTTTAATTGATTGCGAAATAAGTAAAAATGATTCCGTTAAATTTATTTACCTACATCATAGTTTTATTGAACATAATTTTGTTAAGATAATTCAGGATGTAGAAGGCTCTGCTTGTTCGGCTGACAAATCAAGAACTATTTTAAGGGCATTATGTAATTGGTTTATAAAAGGTGAGCGTATTGATTGGAATTACGAACAGGAATATACATTCCATTTACCAAAAAAAGTGTTTACTACACACGAAGAAATTGTTGGTTTTTATAAAGGTTTAGAAAATTTATATTATGGAAACTATGTACCATATTTGGGTGAACTTAAAAAATTAATATCTAAAAAAACAGATAATGAGTAAAGAAACAAAATACTTTTTATCAAAGAAATTCTTAGATGGTTTCAAAGAGCAGGTAAAAAAAGATACTTGGGGTAAAGGACTACCTATGATTTACATGGATGATGAAGGTAGGATAGTTGAGCATTGGGAAAGTGGTGAAATAAAAATAATCAAAGAAAAGGATATTGATAGATTGATATACTTAGATGATTTTAATGGTGAAAAAGAAACAAAAATAACTTGGGATAGAACCCGTACAGTATTTTATAATGGCGGTGATGGATTACTTATGAATACCTATGAGTGTTCAAGTTGTAAAACCGTATATCACTTTGAGCAAATACAGCATAAATTCTGTCCTTTTTGTGGAACAAAATATAAGTACGCTATTGACGTATCAGTTTAAAATAATATAATAACAATGCCATCAGTAAAACAACAAATAAAGAGAAGTCTTGAAAAGGCTAATAAACTAAAGAATAATGAGGTTGAATTTAAAAGCACTCATAATCTACTTTTTGAAACTGCTCCTTTTTATACACCTGATACTACAAGGTTCAGGGTTGGGACTTGTACGGGAATATTTAGCTTTGATGGAGGTAATTATATTATTATTGGTATAGGAAACGATAAGCAGGGAAACGGACACCTACAAGATGTATTTGATTGGTTTGAAAATTCCTGTAAACGAGATAAAAAGGATTTAATGGTAGTTGAAATTATGAATAAGGGTTTTATGAAACACTTAATTGAAAAAAGAGGTTTCAAGGCTATTAATAACAATAACGTGGTTAAGTCTTATAAAGATATAAAATAATGATAGAAAAATTTAAATGGGGAGTTGTAAAACATAGATTAGGTGGATACTGTGTTTCAAGGGATGGAAAATTATTGCAATCAATTTTTACATTAAAAAGTGATGCAATAAAACACAAGAATAATCTAAAAAAAGTAGCTGATGCGATAGAGGAAAAATACTCAAAAGCATTAAGCGATACAAAAAATATAAAATAATAAACGATATTATGTTACCAAAAGAAAAAATACAAGACCCTAATTCATTAGAGGAACACTTTTGTAAGGAATTTGAAAAGATTATGAGTAGAGATTCTATGATGTTAAGAACTATGGATGAATTTGAAACCGAGATGCTTTTGAAATTATTAAGTTCAAAACCTGTTCCACTTGATAAAGTAGTATCAAAAGATAAACATTTCTTATATCAGATTATTGAAAAAAGAGTAGAGCATTGTTTTACTTTTAAAATTAACGATGCAAGGGTTATATTATTTTTATCTATAATATCTAAGTCAGCAGGTACAGCGATTATGTATTTGACATATTTACAATACGTTTGTAAAAAAATAAATATCAAAGAACTTGATTTCGATAAACTTATACTGATGTTTGCTGATGGGTTTCCAACTGAAGAAGCATTACATATTATTTGGGATAAACAAAAAGTAAAAAGAGATTCGGGTAGTGATAATTTATTAGACTATCAAACTGCCATTAAGTCAATTCAGTTTAATGATTAAAATTTAGTGAATGAAATATTTTATAGTATTGGTATTAGGTGAAATTATTGGTTATTACGTTTATATACATGGGATTATGCCATCAGATATTGAACAAAGAGCAAAAGAACTTAACCTATTAAATTACGACTCTAAAAAAAACGCTTTTGTTATAAAAGATAGCGTGTATATTGATAATTTTGATTTAGAGTATTTGAAACACGGAAGAATTAATAGTAAAAAATAACTATGTTAATATCTTTATATACATATAGCCTTTTGTTAATATCTTTTACTTTGATAAGATATATACAATTGGTAACTTTGAATATAACTACGGTCAATCATAAATTTATGCAACAATCAACTATTTTAATCAAAAACACTTCGGAGAAACACAAAAGAGCTTATACTGTGTTAGAGTTTTATTTAATGAAGGAAGTAAGTAGGTTTAAAGAAAACCTTTTACCTGAACAGATAAAAGAACTTATCTACCAAACACCATTTAAGGAATTTAGAGGTATCCTTTACTCATTCTTTGATAAGAATAATATTTTAATATCAATTAGCCCTTATGATATAAGTAAATCAAACGAAGAAATTAAATGCAAATGGCAATACTATATAAGTATTGACGGTGTTGACATAATAGAGGGTGATTTTAATAAAAGGGAACACGCTGAGTTTGTTGCTTTCCAAAAATCATTTGAGTTTCTTGAAACTAAGATATTCATAAAAGATACATCAAACAGGTTTTATGACGAATCATCCGATTCATCTTGCCTTAATGTTAATTGGAAACATTTAAATAAAGTTTTAAATCATAAACGTAAAGCTCTAATAGCTAATAATAATGGGTAGTGTTATTGAATATAAAGAATGTGATTGTGGTAATAAGGAAATGACTTCGGATTACCATTACAAGTCTGATGAATTATATGAATTTTGTGATGTCTGTGGATATTTCCATACAGTTTCCATAAATAATAAGCCTGAAGATAACAAATATCCTGATGGTTGGCAACCCGAATATAATGAACAAGAGGGCAGAACGGGATATGTTATAAGGGTTTTTCAGAAAGATACGGTTGGTCACATGGTAAGCTGTATAGAAAAAGAACACTTAAAAGAAGCATTACAAGATTTAAAAAAAGATGAACTTGTTACAAAATTTACCGTTACATTTAAAAACAAAGAAGGATTTTGGCAAACACAGATTTTTAATAAAATAAGATAAGATGGATATAGTTAAATTACTTACTAAGATTTACTTTGATACAGGAGATGCTCCGAATCATATTGTTTCATTTTATGAAAAAGAAAATATCAGTAATGTTACCGATATTAATGCCGAGAAGTTCGTAAAGATATGCGAGAAGCATTTAATATTAAATGAACCATCAATATTGTTTAAGTTTTTGGACTTTATGAATATAAAGATTGCTATTTTCCCTGTTGTAAATACAGATGAATGGTCTTATAGGATATACAACGAAAAGGATATAATCATAAACAATGAATTTACAAGCAGGAATGAAGCTACTCTTGAAGCACTAGAATCGGCTTTTTATTTATATCAAAAAAAATTAAAGAAAACAGAAAAAAATGGAAACCAAAACCAAAACTAAGACTAAGAGTAAAAAGAAACCCTCTAAAAAGAAGGTTATTTCAAAAAAAATACCAAAGATTAAAATTTGGTTAATGGAGAAGGGTGTTAATCAAAAGGATTTGGCAGCTAAAACTGAACTATCAACCAATACAATAAATAGATTTGTAAATAAAGGTAAAGCATCTAAATCGGTTATAAAACTTATTTCATACGAGCTAGGTGTTTCTTTTGAAGAATTAAATGAATTACTTGTAGATAGTGAACCAATAGCAAAATAAATAATCATGGTAGTAAGATTAACGTCAAGTCAAAAGATAAACAAAGTAAAACAAGCTTTAAGAATTATTAATTATTCTATTAATAAGGAAGTTAGTATTGCCAATTCATCAAAAGTACATAAACAAAATAGACGTTTCGTTTATGATGTTCATCGTAGATGGATTAAGAAAAACAATAGTGCTATTCCTGTTGAATTAGTGGTTGAGTTTAAAAATAAATTTAATCCAAAATCAAAATAATAATTAAGATGAAAACAACCAAATTGTTCTTTGATACCGAATTTTCGGGATTACATAAAAATACTACATTAATTAGCATTGGTTTAGTTTCTGAATGTGGTAAGTCATTCTATGGGGAGTTCACAGACTACGATAAATCACAGATTGATGAATGGTTACAAACCAACGTAATTAATAATTTATTATTTACAGATAAAATAACCGCTTCGTGTGGCTCTTGGGAACATTGGTTAAGTGAGGAAGGTAATTTCAGGGATGCGCTTGATTTTAGTTTAGCTAAAAATAATATGTCTGACTTCCAATGTATCGGAGCTAATCCTATGGTGAGAAATAGGTTAGAGAAATGGCTTTCACAATTTGAAAATATTGAAATGTGGAGTGATTGCCTGTCATACGACTGGGTTCTATTCAATCATATTTGGGGTCATGCTTTCAGCATACCTAATAACATCTATTATATCCCATTTGATATTTGTACTTTATTTAAAGAAAAAGGAATTGACCCCGATATAAGTAGGGAGGATTTTGTATCTGATTCTGAAACAATAGATTTGCTATACGGAAAAAAACATAACGCACTTTATGATGCCTATGTAATTCGTGAATGTTATAATAAACTTAAACCTTAATGCTTGATAGTCTACTAATAGCAGGTGTATTAATATCATGTGGTGTATTAATAGGATTATTTATATGTAAAATTAATAAATCATGAGTAAATTAATTAAAACATATAACAAAGAAAGAATATGTAATAACCTTATTCATTTGAGGATTAATGATGGATATACTCAACATCAATTAGCATTTGAGATAGGTATTAAAAGATGCACAATAGCATCATACGAGGAACAGGGAAGAAATGTGCCAAGTCTTGAAAATCTAATTAAATATTCAAATTTTTTCAATGTTTCAATTGATGATATTATTACTAAAAAGCTATGGCATTAAGTGATACGGCAGAATATTGGCAAGATGTAAAAAGAAAATCCATGTATTTTGAAGGAAATAGCTTCAGACACGCTAAAGGTATTGATTGCGGACACAACCACAATATAATGGATACGGAATATATTGAGGATGTTCAATGTAACGCTTGTAAGAGAATTATTCAGGAAGGTAATACAGTTGGTATGATTGAGGGTAAAGCACCTGAAACATATTATATGAGCAACAAAGAAAAGAAAGATTATAACAGACAGAAACGATTTAATGAGCAACACGGTAAATGTCCTTGCGGTAGTATTTGGGTTATTAGAATTAATAATACAAACCAAAATAAATTTCTAGGTTGCTTACAATACCCTAGATGCAAAAACACAAAATCAATAGAATGAAAATAATTAAAGTAATAATAGGACTTATATATTTGCCAATATTGGCATTAGCAGGATTAATAGCAATAGTGAGATTAATACTTGTATTAATATTTGTATTTGCTTGGGATAAATCAGGTGATTGGTACGCAGATATGATATGTTGGATAAATGATAACGTTGCAAATTTAAAAGAAGATAATGAGCAAGGAAACTAAATATTACTTTTATTCAAATAAATATCAGGGTGAGCGTTATTTTAAAGTAGAAGGTAATGATAATGATGTATTACAAATAATAACTAAGGTTACTGAAAAGAAAGGTAGAGCATATTGTATAGGTGTTACATATATAAAATACATAACCTTTATTGGCTCTTGGGGTTGGAAACTTTCTGAATCAAAAAACATAAAAGAAATTAAGCGTAAAGAATTTGATAAGGAATTAAAGAAAATGATTGATGCTTTTAAATGTAAATAAAATGAGTGATTTTAAATGGAATAAAAGCGATATTCAGTTTTATGGTGTACTATGTGTAATCATAGGTTTTATAATTGGAGTTGTTGGAACTTTATTCATTCAGGAAATAAATAAATTATTTTAATATGCAAAGAGAGAATTTAAAAATAGGTCAACAGGTACTTGTTACGCCATTACATTATAATAAGGATTTACCTGCACCTAAATCTACTAAGATGTATGTTCGTGAGTTAAAAGAAGGTAATTGTGCAGGTTTATCACATCGTAAAAATGAAAAACGACATATATACGGTATTCTTTATGAGATTATTCATCCTTTAAATTAAAAATATAAATGCAAACAGAAATTATTCAAGGCACTAAGCCATTAAAAATAAATGAATTTAATTCCTTTTTAGAGAAATATTCAGATGATATTAAAAATGGTTATATTATAGTAGAAAAAACCACAACTATAACAGTAGAAATTAGAAGAAAATCAATATATACTGATATGCCTTATAGGGAATCAGATGAAGGTAAAGTTATAAACGATAAGGCAAATTATGCCTTAAAGAAGATTGGTTTTAGAACAGATTTATTACAAAAAATTCATTCTACTAAAATAAATTATACATATTGTGGACAAACTAATCATAATAAATAAAATGGCAAAAAAAGTAATAGCAAAAAAAGAAGCTAAAAAAAGTTACACGGTGGTAACTAAACCAAAAGAGTTTTTAGCTAAAACACCTAAAGCAAGTGGTGTAACATTAGCAAAAGATAATAAAGGATATTTCGTTTATACTCACCGTTGGGCAAGTAAGCGTTTTAAAACCATTTTATCAATACCAAAATCAATTATTGAATTTTGCGAAAGCACAGGATAATTAAATTATGATAAAATACAGATTTTATAAAGAAGGATTGAATTGGTATATTGATTTACCTGAATGGACAGGCTCTAAAGCAGATTTAGAGATGGTAGCAGGTGCGGATAATATGCTTGATTATATGGCAGAGGGAAATAATGAGGTCTACGCTTTTATATCAGAGCAAGAATTTGTAGGTGCTGATTTATTGCATATAAAAGGATTGGCTGATGATATTGGTAACGGTGCTTACTATTTAATGAAGAAATATAAAGGAATTGAAATAAACTTAACGCTTTGGTTATGCGATGTAACCTTATTCGTGTTCAATAATAAATTCCCTGAAAAAATATACATCTGTAAAATTGATAATGATTAAGGAAACTAAATACTATTTCTATAAAATAAAATGGCTTTAAAATCAGACGATAGTGACATAAATAAAAATTGGTTGTACATGAATTTTGGAGGTAATGGAGATTATTATTTAAATATTGTACATGAAGATGATAATGGAATAAAGACCGTTAATGGTGTCCGTATATCAACTTCAGGTGGATATGCACCATCAGAAGTTAAGGTAGCTGCTGCCGAATTATTCAGGGCATTGGAGAAACATAAATTAAATGAGTATCCCGATTAATTGATAGTAATGGCAAAAAACAATAATTATTTCAATAAAAATAAAAATTCTGTTATTACTATTAGAGGTAATAGGAATAAGGATATGTCGGAAAGATTTGAAAAGAAGTATCCTCACCTTGAAATAGTTGATAAAGGCAAAGTAAGTAATAATTTTGGAGCAGGTGGATTTAAGTTTTATCAGCATTTTTTATGTCGTTGGAAACCTATTTGTAAAAAACACAAACCAATGGAACTTGGATACATAGCTTGGGCTGATTGGGCTGATAGAAAAATAAAAATGGGTCATATACAAAAAAGTTGCCCTGATTGTAAAAGATATTTTTTTAAGTGTGAAATGTAATATTATGCCTGATAAACCACTACCAAAAGAAATACAATATTTAGCTGATGCTATTGAAAAGAAAGGTGCTAAAATAAAATTTGGTCTTGAACAACAAGGTCATATACAAACTATTGAAAAAATGCTTAATGAATTTGGTAGTGCTAAAAGTGAATATATTTGGGAAAAGATAGGTAAGGAAATAGGTTGGTGTCCAAGAACTGCATCTTTATATTATTTAGAATATTTGAGAAATAAAAATCACATTTAAAAAACAACTATGGATACAATAACAGGTGCAGTAAAAATGGTAGCAGTTAATTTTGCTGAATGGAAATATAAAAACGGGTATATTTCTAAATATTTTGGTAATGAAGGTGATAATTGCGATAAGTGGTATAAACAATATACTACACCTGACCGAAAATACTACACTACTGATGAACTATACGAAATGTTTTTAATTGATGAAAGAGAAAGATTAAAAAAAGATAAAGAATCACAAGTTTTACAATAATTAATATGATAACAAAGAAACAATATTTAGAGGCAAAGGCTACTGTAACTGAATATGAAGAAAATCTTAAAAAAGCCCATAGGGTTATAAGACCGAAGATTAAGAAAGGTGAGCTTGTAAGAACTACCAAAGGATGCCGATTTAAAGGCGGTTTTTCGGGTACTGTTGTCGGTTTATGTACTTGGGGTGAATTTCCTGCTGTAAAGGTGAGAAAATCGGTTGGTAATCGCATTGTAGTTTGTTTGGCTAAGAACCTTGTTAGGTGTAATAAAAATATAATAAAAATAAATAAAATTAAATGAAAATAATGTTAGAACAGGGTGATAAGGTCAAAATTATACCAACCGATAAATTATTTGAATTGCTAAAAACAAGAAACTTCTGCTCTGATGATGAAACGAGAAAAAGTGTATCAGATGCTATCGGTGGTAAAGAAGGAATAGTAAAAAGCATTGAGGAAAAATGGGCTTTTGACTACTTCTATTTTTTACCTAATGGCGAGGATAGGAGCTATTCTATACCCTATAAATCTGTTGATTTTACAGAACCTACTAAGTAAAAAGTTTTCAACAAAATGAACTTAAAATTACCACATTTAGCTTATTATTACTAAATTTGCACACAATATATGATTTTAAATTTTAAATACGGTTTTAACCACGATGGTTTCCTATACGGGTGGCAAAATCAAGAACTTTATAGACTACCATCTACTTCAGGAAATAAATCATACGGTTTAAAAAAACTATCATTAATCCCTGTTGGTAACGTAGAAGGATACCGAATAAAAAGACAAAAATTCTCGATTCAGCAATTATTGGATAGGACTGATACTATTAATGTAAAGATTAAAGTTATTAAAGATTCAATCCATTTACCCGTATGACCGATATGACAGAACTAGAACAAATGAAATTCCATTGTGAACATTGGGAGGGCATATATAGCTTCAGCAATAAAACAAAGCATTTAGTTGGCAATACATATCCATTTAAGTTAATAAGTGATAATGGAGTATTATTTAATTCATATAATTCATCAGCACTTAAATCTGACGAGCAGCTATTACTAAATAAAGCAATTAAACGTATAGGCAAAGTAGAGGATGTTGATTACATGAACACATTCAGCACACCTGTTAAAGTTGCATTTCATGAAAACAATACAAAGTTACAGTTATTTCATGGTATTATATACAAGGAAGAAACACAATCAAATACTGAATTAACTTGGTTAGTTATTAATGGTAGGGTTATTGATTTAGTCAATAAAGTAAGAGGACTAATACCTAAAGGGTATATTTATTACGGAATTGAGATTCCTAAAGATATTTTAAAAAAAGCAGTATTAAAAAATGGTCTTTCAATAGATATTGATAAGGAGAACTTTGAATATAAAGCAAACCCATCAACTATATTAATGAAGTCATTAGATGAAATTATAAAAATCTACGGTCATGGAAACAATAAAAAAAATAAATATTGAAGTATTAAAACAGCCGATAGATTTAAGTAATAAAGAATTAACTAAGATTTACGAATCTACTATTGACTGTTCTTTTGATAAATGGATTATCGACGAATTACTTATTAATAAAGATATTTATTCTCAAGTACCAGTCGTAAATATATCATGTAAAAACACAGGATATTCTTTAAATATTAAAGGATGCTATAATGTTGAGTTATCATCATCAGTAGGATATAAATCAAGGGTAAACGTGTTTGGTTTATTTAAATGCTTATTTGAAATAGAAGCTATAAAAATTAATTAGTAATTATAAAAAGAATGGAATACAAAAAAAAGTCAGACGGAAATCATTTTTACAGGATAGGAGAAAACATACTTCATGTTGCTCATTTCAGAAGTGATGATACTATAATTGAAAAAAGTGAGTTTATAACTACAACTTACGAAGTTAGAAAGAACCAATGTTGTATAAACACTATTGATAATTTACCAAACGAAAACCTAATTGATATATCAAAAGAAGAATTTGATAATGAAATAAGAGAGGTGATATTTATATTAGGAATATACGAATACGCAAAATAAATTATGAGTCCGTTTTACATAACTCAAGGAGATTTAGCATTAACAGATGTTAATATACCTACGCAATCTGTATATACTGATACTTCTGTAACAGGATTTCCTAATCGTTATACATCTATTACTTTTAGTGGATATGATTATCCAACCCGAAAGAAACAGGAAACGGTAAAAGAAAGACATATAAGAGAGAGTGGGGCTTTTAAGTGCTTTTATGTAAGGGGCAGTTATATACCAATTAATAAAAACATAATTTCAAAAGCTGAACGAAAAGAGAAGGCTGAAAGAGTAAATAAATTTAAAGGACTGAATGAAAATTTAATAATAAAGTAGTATGGAAACAAAGTATAGAATAAAGGAAATTAAAATACCACTTAAAATTGGTGAATTATTTATTTATTATCCTCAAATAAATGGAGAGGAAAAGGAAACTACGGGTATATTATGGTGGAAAAAAAACACCACTAAAGAAGTTTGGCGTTTCTTTTATAAAATAGGTAATGTACCTTATGTTGATTATGAAAACAGACAAGATAGTTATTCAGAAAGAGATAAGTTGCTTTATTTTAACACAATAGAAGAAGCAGAAAAATTTATAAAAGATTACAAAATAACAGCACAAGAAAGTGTAAAAAAGTTTTGGAGTTCAAATTCCTCTAATTGGGATGATGAAAGATTAGTTAAATATCATAAAGCATAAAAAACATGAGCAAAGCTATAAAAATAAACGGTGAGATACATTTTAAACGCAGAGTATCAAATATAAATAAAGATACAGTAATGCTTATTGCTTATCTTAACTATGAGCGTTGTACATACACGATTACACAACCAAACCAAGAGAGTGTTTTTTTTGGAAAGGATGGTATAGAATATGATTTAGCTAGAGTTTCTTTATTGAAGGATGCTTTACTATCTATAAAAAGAGAATTAAAAATAAAATAACAAACAAAAAAACAAAAATCATGGCAAAGAAAGAAAACAACAGTTTTGAAACAAAGATTAAGAAGGTTTCAAATCATTTAATCAAAGAAAAAAAAATAACAAGTTGGGAGGCTATTACGTTATATAAAGCTACTCGTTTAGCTGCAATAATATTCGATTTAAAGAAACTTGGATACATTATTGAAACAAAAATGGAACAAAATGGTGATTCACACTTTGCAAGATACCACTTTAAAGGAATGAAGAAGAAGAAGTAATAAAAAATAAAGTAAAAAAAAGATAGATAGATAAAAATTATGAAAAGACAGACAACACTCGCAGAATTGGTAACGGAGTTGAAAGACCAAAACTTGCAAAAAAATGATTTTGTAGTTCCTGCAAACTTATTATCAATGGAAAATGGCTTCCTTGTTGTAAACAATTACAACAACAATGATAGCCTAACTAAGTTATTAAATGAAGTAGGAATTAAATCTGAAGAATCGGAAAACAAATTAATTTTAAATTGTTTGCCTGTACTTCATTCACATTTATCTGAAAAACTTGATATACCTCGTAAATACTACAATAGGATTACAGCATTAGAAGAAAAGACTTTGATTGATGAAAATGTATCTTATTGGTTAAAGAACATGAAGGGAAATGTTTTTTTAAGAACTTTCATTAACAAAGATAAGAATGAAGGATATGCGAGAGCGTTACTTTCTGACCGATACAATGTTATTGATAACTTCGATGTATTATTGGCTACACTTGAAGCGGTAAAGAGTAGCGGTTTAAATCTTAAAATTGAAGATAACGGTTGTGATTTATCGGAAAATAGAATGTTTTTAAGATTTATTGCACCTGATGTTGAAATAAACGCCCCTGAAATAGTTAAGAAATACACAAACCCTAAAGGAAACAAAAGTAATGTTGGTGATGGTATCATTACGGGATTTGTTATTACAAATAGTGAAGTTGGACAAGGTTCATTTTCTATTAGTCCAAGAGTCGTTATTTTAAAATGCGATAATGGTATGGTTTTTAAAGATGATGCTTATGGTAAAATTCACTTAGGAGGTAAAATGGAAAATTACAGCCAAATTAATTGGAGTGAAGATACTAAACGCAAAAACTACGAACTGATTATATCACAAGTAAAGGATGCGGTTAAACAATTCACAAGCGAAGAATTTCTTGCTAAGAAAATTAGTGAATTAGCAGAGTATGCTCAAATAGAATTAAAGCACCCAATGGACACGGTTAAAAATGTTACAAAACATCTTAATATGTCTGAAGAAAAAGAAAGAAGTATTCTTGATTTCTTTATGCGTGGTGGTGATTTTACTCCTATGGGTGTAAGTCAGGCATTGACATTCTATGCTCACGAAACAAAAGATGCGGATGAAGCTTATGATTTAGAAGTTGAGGCTGTTAGCATTCTACCTAAGATAAAGAGTATGGATGTTCCAACGGTTGTAAAATCAATAAAAACACAGGCATCTTTGAACTAATATTGGTAAAAAGCGAAAGGGTGGAAATCACGCCACCCTTTCTTACTAAACCAAAATTATCATTTTATGACAAAATACCTTGACAACGAAGGCAAAGTAAAAGTAATTCAAATAAAAACAAATAAAAAATATTTATTCTATACAATTATTGTGTAAAACATTGATTTTACTAGGGTAAAAATCAAACGCAATTAATCAAGTTAGTTGTAAGTGGTTGAAAATAAATCAAATAAAAAAAATCAAGATTATTATGTCATACATAACAGATAAGCAAATAGACAAAGCACAACCCATAGGTAGCCTAAATAATCCAATATTCAGAAATGATTATCTCGAAAGGGAAGAAAAAAGAGGTCATAAATTAGTTGCTGAGTATTTAGGTTTTAAATTGAAGTGGGATGTTCATGTTGATTACAAGGGTTCTGAGCGTATTTATGAAGCAAAGCCTATTTTCAAGTTATCACATGAAAGATACGATATATACGAAAGTAATTGGAATGATTTACACCGTGTTGTATCAAAAATGAAAGAGGATAACTTATTTGACGATAACTTAAAAGAAGCTTGGGTATCTTTAGATACAGATAAGGTTTGGAAGGCAATTATTAAAAAATTAAATAAAAATAAAAAATGATAGATTTCAATAGAGCAGAAATGTCCGATTTAACCTCCCACTATGTAGGAAACTTTGGTTTGGGTGAAGATTTAGTATTAACAGGTAAGCCACATCACTTTAAAGATGCCATTGTAAGAGAGGTTTTCTTTAATTTTTTATTGTCAGGGTTTAAAAATGATATTTTTTATCATTTTAGAAGAAAATCCGACTTATTAATCTATGATGTGAAGGATTCAGTAGAGAAAATATTCAATGATAAGAGTAATTTATTTGAAGCATCTGTTGAGATAGCACATCATTTGTACCGCCAAACTGTAAACAGTAAGATTAGAGGTGGCGAAATGTATGTCGTTTACTTAAAAGATATGGTTATGGATGGCGAACTATGTGATGCTGTTGGTATTTTTAAGTCAGAATCACGGGAAACGTACCTGAAGGTAGATATTCATAACGGTACTATTGATATTGAAACCGATTTAGGCGTTAATCCATCGAAATTGGACAAAGGGGTACTTATATTCAACATAGATAAGGAAAGAGGCTATAAAGCCGTTATGGTGGATAATAGCAATAAAATAGCCGAAGCATCAACCTATTGGTCAAAAGACTTCTTGGATATGGAGCTAAAAGAAAGCCCCTATTTATACACTTCAAACTATATTAACCAATGTGTAGGATTTTGTGAGGAGGTATTAACAGAGGAAAACAATGTTGATAAAAAGGATAAGATGATGGTTATGAACAATTCTGTTAAATTTTTTGATGATAATGTTGAATTTAACCAAGAAGAATTTAATACAGTTGTTTTAAAAAACCAACCCGATTTAGTATCTTCATTTAATGAACATCAGGAAAACTACAATAAAACATACGGTATAAAGAAAATGGATAATTTCACTATTTCAAAGACGGCAGTTAAGAAAAATGCTAGGCTATTAAAAAGTGGTATTAAGCTTGATGATAATTTTGATATTACAATTAAGGGTAGACATGACTTAATTGAAAGTGGATATGATGATGAAAAAGGTATGGGGTTCTATAAAATTTATTTTATTCACGAAACACAGAAATAATTATGGAAACATTAGATACTACTAATTTATCAATTATAAAAAGAGGTACTGTAATAATCAGAAGAACATCTTGGAAAGATAAAAAGGCTTATGATGTTACATCGGGTGATGTTCCAATGTACAGATTAAAAAAATGTATTGATGAATTTGAAAGGTTAGGATTTGTTGAGGTTGAATTTTATTTTGACCTTACAGATAGAATGTATGTTAAACAACTTGAAACGAGATTACACAAATATTATTAATATGAATATTCATTTTTTAATATATGGTATGTCTACTGGATTAGTAATTGATTCTAATGCCAACAAAAACACATATTATAACTTAAATGAAGGAAACATAGTTAGACCATTTCTGCAAAGCTATCAGTATCAGATTATCGGTGTAGTACCTAATCAAAATGATGATTCTTTAATCGTTAATTTAAGACCATATTGCGAACAAGCTATAAGAATTTATAACAACCAAAACAACAGAATATGAGTATTAAGATTTCTCAGTCATTATTAAAGGGTTTGCTTGATTTTAGAGAGGGCGATATTTGTGGATTAGTATTCAAGGCAAAGTATATTGACGGAAAATATGATTTGTTTCTCCCTTCAGACGTTCAGAATGTTGGTGCATGGTTTGAGTATATGGCTACTGGTAGTGTGCCTAAAAGTGGTGGTGTACCAAAACCCGAATACATGAAACGTAAGAAAGATGATAAAGGAAACCCTGAGTTGGCAACGGCATATAAGTTAATGCAAAAACATATAGATACGTTTAAAAAGACAATGGACTTCTATGGTTTTGAAATTTTAAGAGTTGGGGAAGATATTAAAGTACTATATCCGAATAGTATTGAGAAGTTTGGTTTTGAAGTTTGGCTTACAGGAACTTTGGATATTCGTGCAAGAGCAACAAAGGACATTTATACTATTGACCAAAATAGAAATAAAGTACTTGTTGCTACTAAAGGACAAATACTAATAATTGACCTCAAGACGACTGGACTATTAGATGAAAATACGAAATTCAATGACTATTCTTGGTATTTAAATGGATTAGACCATAAAGTTAAATTAGTAACTCAGCCAATACACTATAAATATATTGAGTTATTAAAAACAGGAGTTGAGCCACCGTTTTTATTCATGTTATATAACACTAAAAACGAAAACGATGCAAGGATTATTGATTTTAGACTTGATGAATCTTCTTTTTCTGAGCATGAAATGTTTATTGAAAATGGCGTGAGAAATTTAATGTATTATCAAAAACATGGATATAAACCATTACCAAGTTTAACAGAGTGTTCGGAATGTCCTTTAAGAGATGGTTGTGAATATAAAGCAGTTAATCCACCTATTACAGTTTTTTATTATGGACAAACAAAATAATAAACCAATTAAAATTCATAAAAGAATTAAATTAAGTAAGGAAAAAAGAAAGAAGATATTTGAGCGTGACAATTATGAATGCCAACTTTGCCGACCAAAAAAGAACTTATTACACTTACCACTAAAGAGAAGAATAGACCATAAGATACCACTATCAAAGGGCGGAAGTAATGAAGAAGAAAATTTATGGTTAGTATGTGACGATTGTGATAAAGCTAAAAAGAATAAATTATTTAAAAGATTTAAGAAAAAGGATAAAGAGATTAAATTAAAACAAATAACACATAGGTCTTTAGTGAAACTTGATGGAAATAGTAGTAGTAAAAATGTTTGAAGATTTACCTCAAGTTGTTCAATCTGAAGATGGGAAGATATATCAGCTTAACTATATTGATAATATAGGTAGATTTAGATGTTTTAAAGAACTTATTGCAAAAGAACATAATGGTAGTTTATATTATACGATAGAAAGAAATAGATACTCAGCATACAGACTACAATCAATAGCAAAGAGCTGTTATAAAAGAATTGATTTAACGAAAAAAGTAATTAAAAACTAAAAAAATATGGAACTTTATAAATTCATTAGGAATAAAGAAATAACAAAAACACTTGATGAAAAAGGATTTTACAATGACTTCGGATTTCCTGAAATTACACATCAACAGGTAACCGATTGGTTATACGAGAAGGGAATAAGTTTAGAAATATATACCTGCTCTGATAGTAGAGGTAAAAACTTTAATCATCTTATCCGTAAAGTAGGAAAAATGATTTATGAAATAAGAACATTAGATAATAAATGTGTTACTGATAGATATGAAGCTTGGGATAAAGGAATTATTGAAGCATTAAAATTAATAAAGTAGTAGTATGAAAATTTAAATAAAGCAACAGAGGAAGTATTAAAAATAATTTAAATAATGGCTTATAAAAAAATATGTGGAATATATAAAATAACATCTCCTTCAGGAAGAATATATATTGGACAATCATTAAATATATATAAGAGGTGGGCTGATTATAGGAGTCTATGTAATTGTAGTGAGCAATATAAATTATATAATTCATTCTTAAAATACGGTGTAAAAAATCACATATTTGAAATTATATGCGAGTGTTCTTCTTTAGAGGAAAGTAATACAAAAGAAGTGTATTATGGTAAACTATTTAATGTTACAGATAAATATACTGGGTTAAATATAAGAGATTGTGGTGGTAGTAGTGGAAGTCACAATGCTGAAACTTTATTAAAAATGAGTAAATCTCAGTTAGGAAAAAAAAGGTCTGAAGAATTTAAAAAACAAATATCAATTAGACAGAAAGGTAGACCAGCTTGGAATAAAGGGAAAAGTGGATGTCAAGTCGCTTGGAATAAAGGATTGTCTATGTCAAATGAAACTAAAGAAAAACTAAGTAAGGCTCACTCAGGGAAAGTATTAAGCATTGAGCAAAAGAATAAAATAAGTATATCATTAATCGGTAGAGTAAAGACAGATGAACATTTAAAGAAAATAGGTAAATCCAATAAAGGTAAAATAGTATCAGATGCTACAAGAAAGAAACTAAGTGAATCTCATAAAGGTATATTGCAAAGTGAAGAATCAAAGAAAAAAAAGAGTGAGGCTTTAAAAGATTTTTATAAAAATAAAAAAATAAAAAAATGACAGATTTCGCAAAAGAATTAGGAAACAACGAACAAAACGAAATAACTGAAAATAGTGTTTCGTTAAATAAATCTTCAGAGGTATTTGATGCTGATATAAGAGTATCTATTGATGCCCAAGTTTCAACAGCCCGTGCTTTTCCTCGTAATTTAAAAAAAGTTCTTGATAATATTTTATTTCTTGCAACACAGGATAAAGAAACGGCAGATAATTGTTTTTATTCGGTTAAGCGTGATGGAAAAACTATTCGTGGTGCTTCAATCAGATTAGCTGAAATAATTACGACTTGTTATGGAAACATACGAGCATCATCAAGAATTGTTTCAAACGATGGTAAAATGGTTACAGCACAGGGTATGTGTTGGGATTTAGAAAATAACGTAGCTTTTAGCGTAGAAGTAAAACGTAGAATAACTGATAAGTATGGTAGAGTATTTTCTGACGACCTTATTGTTATTACCAATAATGCTTGTGCTTCTATTGCCTTACGAAATGCTATATTTAAAGTTGTTCCACAAGCTGTTACTTCAAGAGTTCAAACAGAAATTAAAAAAATTGTTCTTGGAGAGGCAAAGGACTTTGAAACCACCCGTAAAAATGCTATTGAATATTTTGTTAATCTTGGAGTTTTAGAAAAAAACATATTAGATTTATTTGGCAAAAAATCAGTACAGGATTTAGATAGAGATGATATTTTTGATTTAAGAGGTATTGCCACAGCTATTAATGAGGGCGACACAACACTTGAATTGGCATTTTCAGTAGTACCAAAAACAAATACAGCAATAAGTAAAGCATCAAAAATTTTAAGCGTACCTATTGAACAAGGTGAGGCTGAATATGAAAAAACAAATATCACAAAACCTACTTCTGAAATTAAAATAGCTACCGAAAAAGGAACAAAAACTATTCAACCAAATGAAAGCTTCCTTAAAGATGGCGAGAAGGAAGTTACTTTTGGAGAAACTGATGATAAGCCAAGCTATACTATTGAGATTAATAGTGTAACTGATGATAAAGGGAATGAAATGAGTCCTTCAATTTATGCGGGAATTAAACAGGAAGATTTAGTCAAGCGAGATGTTGATTTCAATGAGGTAATTCCTCAATCATTCATTGAAGAACAACAGGCTATTGCTGAAGAAGGTGTTGAACCTGTCGGTAATGAAATTGGTAACTTAACAAAAGAGGAAATTGATTACGAAAATAAAACTCAAGAGCCTGTTGTTGAACACGATGGAATGAGATATAATCCTGAAAAAGCAACTGAAACACTTGAAGTTAAGAATGAAAAAGGAGAGTATGAAAAAGTTCATGTTGTTGAACCAATAAAAGAAGCAGGGTTTGTAGTTGACACACCTGTAATTACTGAAAAAGAACCTACTAAGGTTAAAGAGGTTAAGGAAAAGAAAAAATACAAGAAATTTAAAAAAGGTAATAACGGATTATTTGATTAAAATTAATAAACATGGCAGGAATTTTTAGTATAGAAGCATTACAATCAATTTATAAGTCTTATCACAAGAGAGATATTGATAAACCAACATTAGAAGAATTTATTAATGAATCTGAGCCTCCAATTAAATTAGTCGAGCCTGTAAGTGCTAAAGTTGAGTCAGTAGAGGAAAGAATGATGAAGCTATATGAGGAAAAAGAACGTAAGGTTACTCAAGATTATCAAAACAGACTATATAAAAACCCTGCACCCCTTACAGATGATGAAAAAATTAAATCAAAATGGAGAAATGGTCGTAGATAATAAAGATATTTAAAATGATAACACATGAACAATCGGTATCAATTTATAAAATAAGTTTATTGGTTTATAAAGAAAGAAAAGCCAATAATATATTACCATTAATTGATAAACCATCATTTAAAAACAGAAAGTATGGAAATAACAAACGAAGTAAAAACAATTAACATAGATTATAAATGCGATAAATGTAATGAAGGTTATATGCGACCTACGGGAACTGTTTTCCCTACAAATCCACCGCAAATACCCCATAAGTGTAATAATTCATTATGTAATGAATCAAAGACTTTTAATTTATATTATCCTTATATTGATTATAAACCTATTGATAATTAAATAATGAAACCACATATAAGTACAATATTAAAAGAAGGTGCTACATTAAAAGCTAAAAAAATAAAGTTGACTAATAAAAACTTAGCGTTGATTGAAAAAACAGTAATCGAACAAGAAAATGTTTTAGCATTAAAAAAAGTACCCGATAGTGTTTACCAACAAAGAATAACTATATGAAAAAAGACGACTTTGTAACTAAAGATATTGAATCGGATATTGTATCTCTCGGATATGATGGTATTTTGCCTGTTGATGTTAGGTTAGTTTCTGAATGGCTTGAATCAAAATTCCCTAACTCAATTTTAAGGGAGGGATACCATTTATGGAGAGAAGATTTATATCAAAAGGCTTTTATAAAATATCCTTTTCACGACTCTAATGAACGAAGAAATTATATAGTTCGTTTAGCTATTGATGGAATACTTAAAAATACACCTGAAGGTAATAAAGTAGAAAATAATGATATTAAAAACACATTAGATATAATAGAAAGTTTTGAAAAGGCTGAAAATTTAAAACAAAACACAAAAGATGTATTAGATGCAGATACAAATGCTATAAAAATATATCTTGGATTAGGTTACTCGGTTGAAGATGCTAAAAAGGCATTTTATAAAGTATTTGGAGATAAATCTGATACTAATAAAAAAAGATGTGAAATACTTGAGAAATTCATTAAAGATTTTGAAAATAAACAAAATGACAAAAATAACATTTAAGCAGTCAAAAAATTGGTGGCAATCAAAAGACCTGAATTGGTTTATTGAAAATGCCGATTTCGCTTTTACCAATAACGGGTACAAAGGAAATAGAGTTAGAATAGTTACAAAAAAACCGTTATACATTTTAGGTGAAAATAATGATATTGAAATGAATTGTTTTGAATTTGATAATGATAGATGGGGAATAATGATTACATCAGAAACAATGTTTAATAAAGTGTTGGAAGAATCAATAACTGAAAGAACAACCGACGTTATTCCAATGCTTGTAAAATTTTTAAATAAATGGGGAGCAGTAGGGTGTATAAACCCTAAAATGAACTTAACTAACATAATAAATACAATTAAAAAAAATCACAAATTAATAACAATAAAAAAATAAAAAGTATGTCAAAAATAGACAAAGAGTTCCAATTGCTATGCAATAAAATCCTTAACGAAGGTAAGGAGTATGAAAACAAAAATCGTGGAGTAAAGAGGTTGCAAATACCTAGCTATACCTTTAGACACGAATTTAAAGATGGTTTTCCTGCAATCACGAACAAGAAACTATATTGGAAAGGTATTGTTGGCGAGTTAATTTGGTTTTTAAGAGGAGATAACGACGTTAAATACCTAAATGATAACGGAATCAAGATTTGGAACAAAGATGCTTATAATTGGCATAAAAAGACATCAGAGGTAGTTTTATCTGAGGAGGATTTCTATAAATTGGGTTCAGGTAGTGTTGGACAGAATTATTCTGTTCAATGGCGTAATTTTAATGGTAAAACAGACCAAATTAAGAATTTAATTAACGATATGACTCAGGATATAATGTCAAGTCGTTTGAAAGTAAATGCTTGGAATCCTTGTGAAGTTGATATGACGGCTTTACCTCCTTGTCATTCTGAGTTTCAAGTGATAGGAGTTCCTTTAAGTGATGGAACGTATGGATTTGAACTTCAATGGGTTCAGCGTTCAGTAGATACATTTTTGGGGCTTCCATTCAATATTGCATCATACGGACTATTAGCTAAAATTATTGAAGATATAACAGGGTATAAAGCTTTGGCTATTGAAGGTAATTTAAAATGCGTTCACTTCTACGATAATCAATATGATGCAGTTAAACAATTACTTGAAAGAAACCCTGATACTCACCCTAATTGCGAAGTATTGCTTAAAGAAAGTGATTATGCAAGACCTGTTGATATTGACAAAGTGTTTGCTAACTATGAAATAAAAGATTTCAAATTAGTTGGATACACTTCTGATGATGAAATTAAAGTTGAGATGTTAGCACCTAAAGAGATATAATTAATGACACAAACTAAGAGAAAAAGCTTTATAGAGTCTTTGGCTAATACCTTAGTCGGTTTAATAGTAACAATAGTGTTTAGCCCATTAATTTATTGGGTTTGTGATGTAAAAATTTCACTACCAAAAATGAATGTGGTTGCATTATTGTTCACTATTCTATCAGTAATAAGAAACTATGTAATAAGAAGATGGTTTAATAAAATAAAATAAATAATAAAAATTATGGAAAACACAACAGAAAAAGAAATGGTGGAAAATCCCATTCATTACGGTGGAAAAAACAATCCACACGAAGCCATTAAGGTAATAAATGCGTGGGGCTTAAATTTTGAATTAGGAAATACCGTAAAGTATATTTCAAGAGCAGGTAAGAAAGACCCAAGTAAAAAGATTGAGGATTTGGAAAAGGCTATGTGGTATCTAAATTACGAGATTAATAAACTTAAAAACGAAGCTAATAAATAATGGCTCATATTGATTATAAATTAATGTATGAACAACATCCTGTTTTTTGGTGGATAATACTTCTTTTAAGAATAGGATTTGTTTGTATGTGTATTTATTTTTTAATTCAAATGAAAAAAGAGAATAATAAAGATAAGAAAGATGGTATATAATATTAATGAAATTGAATATGTTTTAGTTAATGTCATTATTAATGATGATAACAGAAAACAATTAGAAGGTTTAACGGATAAGCATAAATGTATTGTTCAGGATTTTATCTTATTAAGAGGCAATTCACTATTCACATTTTTAGGACTTTATTCTCCAAAAATTAAATTAGCCATATTAGTACCAACAAAAAACATTATTGAATTTAATAACCAATTATACATATAGAAATTATGGAAACAAAAAGACAAAACGATTTACCTGCTGAACATAAATGGAACAGTATGTCATATAAAGAGAGAGAGTCATTCCTTGTAGTTCAAGGTTTGCATAATCATTATATTAAAAATACTATACCTAATAAATTCAAAGATTTAGCTTTAGGTTTAAAAAAGGCATTAATAAAATACCAAATACCTAAAAAAACAAATACAGATAATAAAATGGCAAAAAGAAAAAAACAAGAAATGGTTATTCTTGGAACAAGAGGTGTTGGTAAAACATATTCAACTGAATACCTAAAAAACAATAAGGTAAAATTAATCCCTGCAAAGAAAGACGAAAAGAGAAACAGGATTGATATTAATGTAACAAATATCAGTAAATTTTTAAATGGATTAACTGATGCTGAGTTCATATATACACATAAGACATTAGGTTTGGCTGTTTCAATGAGAAATATTATTTCAGATTACAAAATATCAAAGGAAAGATTTTGTGAAGAAATGGGAATTGATAAAAAGAATTTCAAATCATATATGTCAGGTAGCCGTAACTATGATTTAAAGGATATTGCTAAATTAAATGCTTTAGCAGTTAAATTGTATATGGAAAATGCAGAAAAAAATGCAGAGGAAAGTGTACCTGTTAAAATACCAATTAGGACTTCAAAATCAAAAAACAAATAGTTATGATTGATTTTTATTTAATATACAGATTGATTAAAGAAAATTTATCTACTGTAATATTTATATGTGCTATATTTCTTGCTTTATTACTTTTTTGGGATAAAATAGAGTACCTATGGGATGTTGAGCAAGGTAAAAGAGAATTTTTTAACGATTATCATCACAATAGACAAAAATAAATTATGAATTTAGGATTTAAAGAAAGATTTAAGGAATTAATATTGAGTGGAGAAAAAATTCACACAATTAGAGAAGATTCTACCGATAGATGGCGTAAAGGTATGAAAATACATTTTGCAACAGGAATAAGAACAACTAATTACAATTGCTTTAAAGAAGGCGAATGTATAAACACTCAAAAGATTGAGTTTAAGTGGAAGTCTGTAAATGTTGGCAAACCAAGCGAAGATTGGGAAGTTACTATTCTTATTGATAATATTATGTTAAATGATATAAATACTATTAATGAACTTGCTAAGAATGATGGTTTTAAAGACATTAAAGAGTTCTTAGAATGGGAAGGTTGGCATAAAAAGAATTTTAAAGGAAAAATAATTCATTTCACAAAAAAAATGTACTAATTATGGCAAAAAAAGTAATAAAAATACATCAGTACGACGACAAGTATATTACTGAGATGCACCTAACTAAGACAATTCTTAAATCATACGGTGTTAATATAGAGATAGTTCAAAAGAAACGACCTATGCACCACCAAACAAGGTTTCATATAACGGGTAATGGATTATACTCACATATAGCAACTTCATTACTTTCTGAATTATGCCATTTAAAAACAAGTAGGTAGTTATGGCTGAGTATTTATTTCAAATAAAAGGAAAATTAGGTGAGCCTGAATCGGGATTCTATGGTAATAGTAGTAATTGGTCATTTCCCCCAATTTGGCAAGATAAAGTTGAGGCTAAAAATTCAAAAGAGGCTAAATTAATTATTGAGGAAATGTATGATAAAAAATTTCCTTTAAGGGTATTAGCTAAAGACCTTGATAGTAATGAGTTCTTACTTAATATAAAGGAAATTAAGGATGATGATAGCTTTACAAAAAAACTATTTGAAAACATTGAATGTAAACAATGCCAATCACAATTTAAAATAATTGAGAAATATCAGTTAGGTAGTAATAATAGTAGCCGTGAATTTTGTTCTTCTGAATGTAAAAATGAATACAATAATAAAAATAGGTTAAGTAATCTTGACTTCAGAGAGAGTATAGCTATACACGATTACGTTATTTACAAAATAACAAATAAAGAAAATGGAATGTGTTATATCGGTCAAACTAAACAAGCGTTTACTTTCAGATGGTATCAACACTTTTACCAACCTAAAGATGTAAAATTCCACGATGCAATTATGGAATTTCCTGTTACAGCTTGGACATTTGAGGTTATTGAGAAAATAGATATTCCTGAAGCAATTAAATATGATAAAGCAAGTATAAGGACTTTAATATTAAGCAGAGAAACTGAATACATTAGAAAGTTTGATAGTATTAAGAACGGTTATAATTCTTTAAAGAGTATTGATGATGGTATCTTAGATGAAAATCAACAGGAAATTGAGTTTAATGAAAAAGAAAATGAAGGGTAAAGTTGAAATGGTTATTTGTTCTGCAATATGGTATAAGGAATTACCATTGATTAAGAATGATATACCTAAAGCATTGATTTATCCAATTAATATTTCAAGTGGTTTGGTTTTTTGCGGACACCGACACCCACATTGTATGTACTCAATGATTGCTATTACAGGTAAAAGAAGTGTTACAAATGCTCCTGATGGTGTAGGTGAATATGAACAGGGTTTTTTAACTAACTTTAATAGATTTGTAGACAGAACCGAAGGTGCTAAAATAGCTTTAAATTGTGGTCAGATTGAAAAACTAAATTATTCATCAAAAGAATTATATTCAGAGGATTTATATTAGGTATTATGACTATGGAATTAGATTGGAATAAACGAAGTAATAAAACAGGTTCTTGCGATATATTTATTTTTTGTTATAAAGAAGAATATAGTAAACAACATTCGGTTAACATTAATGCACATTGGGGTAAACACGGAATAATAAGAGAATATTATGATATGGGTTTAACAGTTCAGGAAGCTATTGACTTTGATGTATGGTTTACTAAATTAAAAGAATTATTTTATAAAGAAAGTAATCTTGCAATTGATTCTAAATGGAATATTGAATTAATAAAAAAAGATTATGATAAAGGATTTACTATATATGAATCTAAGGAATTATTTTTTAATGAAATGAGGAAATGACAGGATTAACTGAAAATAATGATTTTTTAAATCAAGCTAAACCTTCTACTCAAAACGTAGAGCCTGTAAAGAAAAAAAGACGTACAGCTTTAGAGATTGAGATGGAAGCTTACCCTGATTACTATGCTTTAACACCATACCAAAGAAGGTGTCTTGTTGCTACAAATTATTGGAATGTGATGTATGGTAATAAAATAGTTGAAGTTCCGCCAACTGATGAACATTATCATAAATATTTTGATAAAATGTGTTACGATAGATATTACGAATATCAAAAACAGAAGAAAAGAGAAGCTGAATATGATGCTATGATTAAAAGACATAGGGAAGAAAGTGATTTAAGAAATAATAAAGTGTCGAATGAATTATTAGTAGTTGAAAATATTATTAAACCTGAAGAAAATGAAAAACCAAATAGAGTTGCTATTATTGAGGATAAGGTTGCTGAAGTTAAAATTGATGTTATTGCTAAAAAAGAAGAAATGCCAATAGAAGAAAATAAGAATTTCCTTGAGGAAAAGAGGGAGCATCCCGTGTATCCTAAAAGAGAAAAAATAGAACCAAAAAAAGAACCTGTTCCTGAAGTTAAAAAAGAGGTTATAGATAAAAAGAAAATTAAAAAAGTGAAAAATAACGATAATAACGAACAAGCAAGTTTATTTTAATATGGCTAATCCTTTTGACAAGTTTTTATCTGTTGAGGATAAACACCATATCCGAGTTGTAAATTACATTAAGGATAAAATACCTGAAGTAATTGCGTTCCATATACCTGCGGAGGGTAAGAAGTCTGCCTTTGAACGTTATAAGCATAGCATAATGGGAAATGTAAAGGGATTACCTGATTTTGTATTCCTTCATCCAAAGTTTCCTTCTTATAATAAAGGCGAAGCTATTTATCACGGTTTATTGATTGAGTTAAAAGCACCCCTACACGAAAGAACGGTAATGAAGGGTAAAAAAGCAGGTAAGGTAGTTAAGAGTGTTGGAAAATTGAGCGACGAACAGGCTGATTTAATTAAGAAACTTAATGTATTCGGATTTAAAGCTGTTTGTTGTTTCGGTGCAGATGAAGCTATTGCTGTGATTGATGAATATTTCAAAGATTATTATGAGTTAAAGAAGATATTAAAAATAAGAAGTAACCAAATATTAAAATAAAATGTGGAATAAATTTTTAAATTACTGTCATAAAAATAAGTTTATGATAAGTGCAGTAACATTAGTTGTTGTATGTGCAATAATAGGCATAAGTACACTTGTATTTAATAATAGTTATAGTGGTACAAATTGGCATTGGTCAGTTTCTTTATTCGGATGCGGAATAATGTTTTTTGTTAACTTTTGTATAATTGATGAAAAAGATGATGATAAATACTTAAAAACAACGAAAAAAATTGATAATGAAAAAGAAATACCCAACGTCTGATAAAGCAAAAGAGTGGAAAAAACACCTTAAACCATACGGTAAGAGATTGGCTAACAAATCAACACGAAAAATTAACAAGAAAAGTGGTAAAGATACTTTAGAATTATCATAAAATTTGGTATTATTGAGTATGGAAAAAACAAAATGTATAATGGTTTTATTTAGAAGGTTTATGCGTATATTTTGTTTTATTCGTTTACATTACTGGAAAACAACCGACTACATGGTTAATGATTTTGTAGTTAAGGAATATTGTAAGTGCGGTAATTGTGGCAAGGAGAAAGTTTTTATAAGCGAAAATGATATGACTATCTGATTATTTTATGAGTATTCCATTTTATAAACTGAAAGATATACCAAAAGAAACTTTTGTTGTTAGGATAAAACAAACAAATCATTATATACATATAAATAAAACTTATGGTCTTTTTATTAAAGCAAAAATGTCAGGCTGCTTGGTTTTAAGAAGTAAAGATGATGCAAATGATATGATTAATATCATTAATAAATTAGAATTAGAATATTTGGGGGAAGCAGATAAGGATTTATTAACCGAATACGAAGTAATTCCATTTGATGAAGCTTATAAATCTCATGGGATAGTTGAAAAACAAATAGTTTGGAATTAAAAAAATGATATTAAATTAATTATGATAAGGCTAGTTGCTACAAATCGTTGGAAGGATAGTTGGTTTATTGACCTACATCCCTATGCTAAGTTACTTTTATCGTATTTATATGATAATTGTGATGATGGTGGTTTTATAGACCTAAACTATACATTATGGTCGGCTCAATTAAAAATGGATAAGCCACACATAGTTGAAAGTTTAAAAGCATTAAAGATGGCATTACTTAGTGATACTAAGAAGAAATTATTCATTAAGGATTTTTTAAAGCATCAAGCTAAAATTCCCTTAATTAAGGGTAATGAAGAAAGTGATAGGATTATAATTAAACTTAAAAACAATCTTGAAAGATTTAATAATGCACCTGAGATATTGAATATTTTAAACAATCATGTTGTAGACCCAAGTGAAGTAAAAAAAACAAAAGAAAAAATAAGCAAAAAGAAAACTTTTGTAGTACCAACATTTGATGAATTAAAAGAATATTATATAAAAGAAAAACCCGATGCTGAGTTAAACGCCATTAAAGATATTTACGACCACTATGTAAGTGTTGGCTGGACAGTTGGCAAAAATAAACCTATGGTAGATTGGGAAGCTTGTGTAAGAAAAGCAATAAGGAATAGAGAGGAATTTAGCAAAGGAAACAGAAACTACAACATGAATAATAACAATAAAGTAAGTAGAACAGAAACAACGCTTAGTGCTGTTGATGAACTAAAAAAGAATAGCTAATTTATGAGTGAAAATAATCAATTACAAAAGATAGAAAACAGCACTACTAATGCTTTAATGATTGTTAGGAATGAGCCATTATTGTATTATCCCGACTTAAAAGATACTGATGTCCATAAATCAACCGTGCTTAATGATTTGGAAAAACAAGTATTGTTGGCTACATTAAATTTCCCTAAAATAAGGAGTTTAAGTATTATGAGGGGTGATATTGGTCAGCCAAATACAGAATCGTATGATGCTTTGGTTGATATTGTTGGTTTGGCTATTTGGACAATGGGTATTACGGAAAACTCAATGACGAAGGCAGAGCAGAAATTATTTATACCTATTGCTATTGAAGAAATTAAAACATTTCCTAATTTATCTATTGAAGATGTTCGTATAGCTTTTAATAGAGGTTCACGAAGAAAATATGGAGATACATTTCAAATGAGCATTACTAATATAAACGTATGGCTAACTAAATATGTAGAAGAAACTAAACAAGAGGTAATGTTAAGGCTTCCGTATATAAAGCCAATTCAGATTGAATCACCAAAAGAACTTAGTAAAGAAGAAAAATTAAAAAACCATAAGGCTTGGCTCGAAAACGTTTATAATAATTTTAACGAATATCAAAAAACATTCAGGTATAATTTTTATGACTTTAATCATAAATTATATATCCACTTAAAAAAGATAGGATTAATTAATTTAACAGAAGAACAGCAAGAGAAAATTTGGAATATGGCTGTTAAAGAACTAAGAAATGAATATCACCCTAAGAATGGTCGTAATTTTGGTCAGAGAATTGATTTAAAGGGCATATACGATGGTTTAAAGCTGGATGAAGTAGACAAGAATCAACATGACTTAATAGTATCCCGTGCAAAGAGAATAACGGTAAAGTATTTTTTCATTAGATTAATTAGAGAGGCAAAACATATCAGAGATATAATTGAGGATGCTGAAAAAGACTATTTAGGCAAAAAAATGACAAAATAAGCCAAAAAAACGCCTAAAAAACAAACATTACGAAAAAACCATCAAAACCATTGTTTTAAGGCTTTAAAACCCAAAAACAACCCAAATAACACATCCATTTAACATATTTTAACATTACATATTTGACTTTCATGTGTTATTGTTGTATCTTTATATCATAATAACAAGTAATACGGTCAGGTATGAAAACAACAATCAAAACGATATTAGTAGCCATTTCGGTACTAATCTCCTCTCAAAAACAATTATCGGCTCAAAATGATAGCCTAATGCGTATCATCAACGATGAATCCAAGCATGATACTGTAAGGATAAAAGCTAATACTAACTTAGCTATTAGTTTTTTGATTAACTATAAATATAATGAAGCTGAGAAACTCGCACTATATTCCATTTCAAAATCAGAGAATATTGGTTATAAGAGAGGAATGGCATCCGCTAACGCTATATTAGGTAGTGTTTTTTCAGAAACATTTAATAATAAGAAGGGTTTGGAACATTCATATAAATCCATCCAATATTATAGAGAGTTAAATGACACAAACAACAATAACTTCATATTAACACTAGACAAAATATCATCTATTTATTCTCAAATGGGCTTATATGATAAATCTATTGAAGCTGAATTAAGAATGTTAAACATTTGCGAAAGAATAAATAATAATAATTTTATTATTTTCTCTAGTAGTAATTTAGCAAATATTTATAGAATAAAAGGTGATTATAATAAAGCAATTACTCATTATGAGAGAGCTTATAATTTATCTAAATCTATTAAAGATACAGTTTCATATCCATATATATACTTTGGTCTTGGTGATGTTTATTCAAAAAAAGATTTTAATAAATCACTATCATACTATCAGAGATATTTAAATATTTCTAATTTATTAAATGATAGTTTAATGTTGTCAACTGCTAATCTAGGTATCGGTATCCTATATAAATCTAGTAAACAATACGATAAAGCAATAGAATACTTAAATAAATCATTAATAAATACCAATACAGAAATATTAGCCGAAGCGTATTTAATGTTAGGAGAGATATATTATGCTAAAGAAAAATATAGTTCATCCTATATGTATTTCAACAAAAGTTTAATTATAAGCAAGAATATTGAATTGAGAGATAAAATAATGCTTAACTATAAAAATCTTTCAAAAGTAGACAGCGTTAATGGAAACTTTAGTAGTGCTTTTGAAAATTACAAATTATATAATTTGTATAAAGACAGCGTATTTAATGTTGAAAACGAAAAAAATATTGTTGCAACCGAAATGAACTTCTCTTTTGATAAAGAAAAGGCAATACTTAAAGCAAAGCAAGATGAACTCAATAAAGTATCAGATTTAAAGAGCGAAAGACAAAGAGATATTATTATAGGAGTAGTTTTATTACTCATTATAATTGCTTTCGTTACCATTTTTATCTATAAAAGTTACTTGGGTAAAAATAAGGCTCATAAACTAATTAGCTATCAAAAACACTTAGTTGATGAAAAGCAAAAAGAGATTTTGGATAACATAACCTATGCAAAACGTATTCAAAGTTCAATTATACCGACAGAGGAATATATTAGCAAATACGCAAACAGTTTTGTTATGTACAACCCAAAGGATATTGTAAGTGGGGATTTTTATTGGGCAACAGAAAAGGATAATAAATTCTATTTAGCTACTGCTGATTGTACGGGACACGGTGTAAGTGGTGCTATGGTTAGTATGATGAACGTATCAATTTTAAATGAGGTAGTTAATCAAAAAGGAATAACCAACACGGGAGAAATACTTAATGAGGTTAGAAACAATGTGATTAAATCACTTAACCCTAAAGGTAACGAGGGAGTTAATGATGGTATGGATTGTGTTTTATGTGCATTTGACTTCAATAAAAAAACATTACAATACTCAGCTTCAAACAACTCATTTTACATTATTAGAAATAAAGAATTGATTGTATGTAAAGCCGATAAAATGCCAATAGGTTTAAGTACAAAAATGGACAACTTTACTACAAACGAAATACAATTACAGTCAGGTGATGTTGTTTATATGTTCACAGATGGATATGCTGACCAATTTGGCGGTGAAAACAACAAAAAATTCAAGTATAAGCAATTAGAAGAAACTTTGATGTCAGTACAAGATTTCACAATGACAACCCAAAAGAATGTATTAGTTGATAAATTTTACTCTTGGATGGGAAATAACGAGCAAACAGATGATGTTTTAGTAATAGGTATCAAAATTGATTAATTATGTTAGAACCATTAAAAAAAGATGATGGTAAGTTTCCATTAGATGTAAAAATTTTGGGTGTGTTTTTATCATTAGCTATTATTATAGCATTTTGGGATAGTTATAATAGTCCAACTTATTCCTACTGTAAGAGTGGTCATTGGATGGGTAAATGTTATATATGTGATACAACCGTTACTATAAATAAAAAAACAGGTAAAGTAGTTAAATATGAATTTTAATAAATAAATTATGGATGTTAATTGGAATGAAAAAATACTAGGTTTACGAATAATTGATGTTCGTGATTTTTTAATATTTATAAAATTCAAAGGATATTATGTTTATAGTATTAAGGAATTATACAAAAAAATTGATTGTGATTGGGAATTATTTATAAAAACTTTAGTTAAAAAGAACTTTATAAACATTGTAACAAACTCAGAAAATAATAAAATAATTGAATTAACTAAAGATGGTATATCACTTACAACTAAAAAAAACATTAATCCAAAAGATAAATCATACTGTGACAAACTTATAGAGGAAGTTAAATCGAGAGCATTGTTTATAAACAACGATGAATCATGTCCTTTATATATTTCAAAAATATTCGTATTCGGTAGTTATCTATATAAGAAGGATAATTACAAGTTTAATTACCTTGATATTATTATAATTATTAATGAGAAGAAATTTTTAGAAGGCAAGGATTTTGATGAAAAGAGCGATGCGTATATTAATTTTTGTGATATAAATGATTTATGTTATTGTAATAGTACTATTTTTGGTGAGTTTTCAAGAGTAAATAAATTTATAAATACTGTAATAAAAAAAAGAAATTCTTTTTTACACATACAGTCAGGAGATTGTGTGCCTAATGATTGGAAACGAGAGGTTGTTTTTGAGGGAGTAGATAATTCAAAAAAAATAAAAACCAAAAAAACAAATTTACTAAACTAATTTAATACGACTTTATTAAATCCATTATAGGATGTAGTTCAACTCCATTAGGAGCTACTCCCTTTTGTGAGTGTATTTTATCAAAAAAACATACACCTATTATAGCAAATTTTATATCCTCAACCTTACCTTTAGGTAAAATGTATTTTTCAAACTCACTCCTAACCTCACGATAGCTTTTAATAAACTTGCTATTCTTTAAAGAATCACACTCAGGATTTAATATTTCACCTATCATTGTTGATGTAGTATCTTTTAAATCAACTAAAACTAAATGATAATCTCCATCTTCTTCTTTTATGTATTCCTTAATTTTACAATTAATTTCATAAACATAAAATTCATATCCGAATCTAATATCTTTATTAAATTTTTTATCATCAACAGGATATGATTGGATTAATTTAGTTAAAGCCTTAACGGTAGTATATTTTGGAATCCAAACTATTTTATTTGACTCTTTATCAGAAAGTGTTTTTACATCCCATCTTTGTTTACCACCACAATCATTTCTGAATGAAAGTAATGAAATTATAATTAATAATAATAAACTTTTTAAATGCTTATTCATAATCTTTTGAATATTACGTTATAAAAAAAATTAAATGTTAGATTCCATATAATTCCAATTGATATAAAATCAATCCAAATACTAAATAAAGGTTTATAAAGAACGATAGCTAATACCATTAAGACTATCATCAGCGACTTAAAAAAATGCCAAGCATCAGTAAAAGCAGGAGCAATATTAACTCCTAAGAACTTTTTACGTTCTTTATTACCGTTATCCCAATCAATATATTTGTTTTTCCAACTTATTTGAGGATTCCAATATTTAGGATTTAATTTATTGAAAATTGAATCATCATAATGAAATGATATTACATCCATTATAGCATTACATATTGAGGCTAATATTATTAAAATATATGAAATCATACATATTTCCATTTAAAGTTACCACATTTATTTCTTTCACCACGACAAACAGCAGATATTGATTTTAAACCTGTAATAATCATAGCATCTTTTACTGATTTAAATTCATCTAAAATATCATTTGTTATTAAATCTATTTTTAAAACCTTTTTCATCTTTGACTCAGATATTTTTCTTAAATGCTCAATACTTTTGCATCCTTTATTTACTTCTTTTAATTTTTCTATATGAGATTGTTTTAATTTCTTTCCATATAAAGGATGATTCTTTCCTTTATTAATCAAACTTAATTTTAATTTAGTTTCATCAGAAACTACTCTTTTCTTTGATGCGTTAGATATTTTTATTATAGACTCATTCGTGTGCTTGTATCCACTAATACCATTACCGCCATCTGAAAAATTAACTAAAGTTCCTTTTTTATCAATTATTTTACCTATTGATTTTATTAAAAAAATTTCATTTTTTATAGCTTCTTCCTCAGTTAAACCTTTATATATTTTACAAATTATTAATTTGTCTTTTAGTTTTTTTATTTTATTATTTAAATACTTATTAGCCTTATGTGTACAGGGTAAAAATCTTTTATTTTTCCCTTTACCAACATAAAAAGGCTCATAATCAAGGTTTATATCAGTTCCATTTATTTTATATAAACCTTTCTTATTACCGTCTAAATAAATATAATTATAGAAATTATTATCTACTTGTTCCATTTATCATATCCCTCCAAAATTGATAGAAAGCCTTATAAGCTATTATTAAAGTTCCTGAAATTGGTATTAACATTCCTAAACTAACCATTATTAACGGCATAATACCTTCATATTTTGCTTCATAAAAAGATTCAATACACCAACTAATATGTGTTACCTGCAAAATAAGTAATGTTAAGAATACAACAAAAAGTTGTATATATAAATTTTTCCACATTATACTAAACCATTTTTTAAAGCTATGGTCGCCACCCGTATAATCTACTTTTTTATTTTCCATAATATTATTTTTTAAACTTTGTTTTCATCATTTTTTTCTTTTTTTTCTTTTCTTCTTTTATAAATATAAACGATAAAAGGAATTGCTATTGATGTCATAAAAACCTGCCAATACTTTTTAACAAAAAATAATACTTGTGTAATAATATCCTTTTCCACCTCAACCGTATCTTCATAAACAATATCCTTTTTATTATTATCACGAATAACTGAAACTACTATTTTTAATTTTGAACTTCCTGTAATAATAGGTGTTACTGACCAACTCCATTCTGTATATGTATCACCATCTTCAATAATTTGAACACCACTATTTACATCTGATATGTGAAATGCCTTGTTATCATTTGGAGATAAATCAATCAATTTAACCTCCATAGTTTCGGTAACAGGTATTTTACTTGTCATAACAGTACCTTGTAAGCTGTCATATAAACTAACAGTTGCTTTTGATTTTGAAATACGGACAAACACTTTATATGTGCTTCTAACCTTCATTATATTAGGAATACGGTAAACTATACGACCTTCAGATATATTATTACCCTGTTTAATTACTTTAGTATTTTTTATCTCAACTATCTTTAACCTTAATTTAGGTGCATCAGGAATAAAAATATTACTTGAGGCAATTAATACTTTTTTATTTTTAATAGTTTCTATACTTACATTAGATAAATCATAATCAGGTAAGTATCCATTTGATTTTATATTAGTATCATTGTCTTTTAAATCAGAAAAATCATAATCTTTTATATCATTATTTTCTTCTTGAATCTTACATGATGATAAAATAAATGAAAATAAAAAAAAAATTATTAAACTTTTCATTATTATTTACCAAGTTTATTATTTATAACTTTAGCACCAACAACACCACCAGTAGCACCAACAAGCAAATGAAACCAAGTACGCTCATACCAAACCTTTTTAGGCTCATAAACAAAACCGCTTATATTTGATGTTTTAATATACGGATTACTATTATTAACATCAACAACCATCTTCTTTGCTTTAAAAAATCCATCTTTACGTTCACCAATAACAATACGTGCATCGTTTGGTATTTTTAAACTATCAATAGTTAAACCTGTATTAGCAATAGTAGAATAAAACTGAAAATATTTGTCAATTTTATTTGATTTGAATGGCTTGAAATCGCACGGAATAATTTTATCAAAAGGAACTGCAACTTCTTTTATAATTGTAGTTTCTTTAATAACAACTCCACCTTTTATGTTTTTAAATTTAGAAATCCATTCTTTCAATGTATCATTTGATGATAATAAAGCTTTCATTTGGTCTTGCGTTTGTAAAATCAAAGCCTTATTTGAACTCACCTCTAATCCAAGTTTTGTTTTATATGTTGTAGCTTCAGTTTTATAATTAGCTACATCAGATATTAATTTATCATTATTTCTTTTTGTGCATCCTTCACGTAAAAAGAATAAAACTAATATTACTACTATAACACATATATAAACTAAATCTTTTCTCATAAATATTATTTTTTCTTATTCTTAATTACAACAAAATAATTGTTTCTAGCTTTTGATTTATCAATCTTTCCATCTAAAGTAAGTGGTACTTTAGTTATTGATACTGAATCAGCAATATTTCCACCAATAGTTTCAGCAATACCATTCTTTATACCTATAACAATATCCGTATGTGCTTTATAAGCACCTTTCGTATCGTATGTAACTCCACTTTGTCTTGGATAACCAACTAAATCACCAATTTCCAATTTAACTTCTTCGGGTCTATAAGCTTTAAACGGATTAGAGTTATTTTCTTTTCTGTTCTTTACAGCATCGGTAATATATGTTGAATGTGAAGTAGAGTATTTAAAATCACTTCCTGCACCTGATTTTTTCATAATATAAGATATAAATGCGGCACTCCATGCTTCATCCTTCATCTTTTGGTCTGACCAATTAACACCACCACCCTCTTTCCAATAAGCTCTTAATCTATCCATCATAGATTTATCTCCCTCTTTTAAAGAGCCTTTTTTCCAAAAATCTAATTCTTTAATAGCGGTATTCTGTAAATTATTTACAAAAGCACTTATGGATTTTCTTTTCGCAAAAGCAAAAGCCATAGCGGTTAATCCTAATACGCCAAAAATAATCCACTTATCTGTTTTACTTATTTTCATTTTATCCTATATCTTCAGGATTAGGTTCGTTATTTTTTTTATCTTTATTATCCTTATTATCTTCCTGTTTAACTACATTTGTTTGTTGCTCATTCGTAGTAGTAGTGGTAGTGGTACTTTGCTGACTAACCGAATCAACTCCTGTATTAACGTATTTAGATGCAACCTTCATACCATATAAACCACCAACAAAAGCTAATATAGATATTAAAATATACTCAGGTATTAAGTGTTGAGGAGCGTATATTATAGAAACAATAGTAGCAAAACCTATTATTTGAACAAAATATAATCCAGTCAAACTTTTTCCACTTGGCTTACCATTCTCCCTTAAAGAATCTAAGAAGAAAGCTTTTAACTCAGGGTCTTTTTTAATTTTAAAATGAAATACAATTAAAACTATAAGATACGCAAACAGCAATATACCTATGTATATATGCCTTATATTTAATTCTTCAAACATTTTTTATACTGTTGCGTGATTTTGTATTATTAAAACAGCTTCATCAACCTTTGCTTTATCTGTTGGACTAAGCGTTGTTAAATCCAAGTTTTTTATAGGAAAAACAGGTAAACCATTATTTAAGTCAAACGCAGATGCCTTTTGGCTTGTTACGTCTATCGCTATTTGTTTTGTTATTGACATTTTATTTATTTTTTTAGTTTATTTATTTTTTAATTATTTATTTATTCTATACCTGAATCTACAATTACACTTGTTCCAACTATTGAGTTTGTTACATTTGCATTTAAAGGCTTGTTTGTATATGCACTATAAACTTTAATTGTTGAAGGAGCAGGAGCATTAATACTCTGAGTTGCACCAGCTCCACAAACAAGTACAGCACCATCTAAAATCAATTGTCCACCATTAAGTAAAACACTTTCTGTTGTACTTAAATCAGAATTTTTAAGTTTACTTTTAATTGTAGCTTTTCCACTATTCATAAAAACACCAACTCCTGTTTCTTGTATATTTTCAATTTCAGACAAAACTATTATATGAGCATTTGGACTACCATCAATACCAACAGCTCTTGCTAATCTTATTTTTGACTTTGAACCATTTAAAATTATTGTTCCACCACCTCCATTATTAGATAATAATGCTGCATTGAAAGGTGTGTTACCATCAATAGTTTGTTCAGTAAATAAATCTCCATTAATTATTACAAGTGCGTTAGTTGTTCCGTTTGCGGTCATACCATAATTATTACCCAAACCCGTAAAATCACCTGCTATATCGTACATTATTGTTTTTTGTACATTAGCAATAATTTGAGTACCATCTCCTGAAACCGAATTATATGCACCCCAACTACATTTAACTATTGGTGAATTAACAGTTAACTTTGCACCATTTTCAGATGAAAATGCAATAGCTATATTATAACTTGCATCAACTTCATCGTATGCTGTAAAATGTACAACAGAGGTAATTCCATTTGCATATACACATCCATAGAAACTTGCTTGTGCAATATATTTACTACAAGTTATATTTACTCTACTATTTATAATGAAAAAGAAAGGTGCGGCAAAGCCATTATTTATAAAAGTACCAAATCCATAAACATTAAAACTCATATTTTGGGCGAAAAAAGGAGTGCTACCTGTAACTATTGCATTTGGACAGAAATACCAATCAACACCATCTTTAGCTATATTACTACTTGGCGTATAATTTCCTGAACTAACGAATATTAAATCTCCTGCAACAGCAGTTGCAACAGCAGATTCTAATGTTGAGAATGAGTTTGATTGATTATAGGGGTCTGTTAATGCTTGTATATTATCTCCATAAGTAGAATCAACATTAATAATTTTTCTATAAGCACTATTTATTGTTACAATAGTTTTAATTCCATTATCTGTGACATCAACACCACTTCCTTTATAATCAATAAATGGTCTTGAAGGCAATGTAACACCTTCATTTTGTATTTTAGATGGTGCGGTTGTTTGAACAGTATTATCTCCGAATTTTAATGAGCCTTCACATAAAACAAGTATTTCGGCTCTTTGATATGAAAAACCACCACCACCACTACCTGTAACACCATTAACTAAAAAATTTCCCTCAATCCAAATTATATTATTCATTGGAGAAACTAAAGTTGGAATACTATTACCATACGCACCATCATTTAAGGCATATACTCTTACGTTACCGAAATCATCAAAAGCGTCAACCTGTCTACTCGCATCGTTATTTATACAATCTACAAGAGATGTAAATACACCGCCATCATCGTTAGTCCATTGGTTTAATGCAAGGTTATATGAATATAATCTGCCATTAGTACCTATCTCTACTTCTGTACCATCATTTAACGCACCGCTTATTTCTAAATAATTAGTTGCTTTCTGACCAACTTGTGTAACTGTCCAAGCAACGAAAAGCACAGTCCAATATCTGTTTTGGTCGTCTTTCATTATCCAAAGAGTACCTCCATTACTTGCTAAATTATCGAAACTACCAATGGAATTAGATACGGCTGTTGAAAAATCAACAAAAGGTAATCCGCTTAAATTAGAAACAGCATCTAACCATTGCTGGTTATTTGTAATATTTCCATACCACAATGAATTTGTTGGACTTGTTGGAGTTGCAGAAACCTCTTGAAGTGGATTAAATAACCACTCTCCACTATCATCCCTTGTAATTTCTAAACCACTACTTACAACATCTATATTTGGAACGTAATCTTGTTTTGTAAAATTAACAGTAGTTCCAAACGTATAATTTAAAGGTTGTATTTCTAAAGAACAAACCTTTCCTGTAAAATGAACATCTGTTGCATTATTTAAAGGATTGTCCTCTGCTTTAATACTAATTCCTGCAAAATTAAGTTTCGGTTGGTTAGGTAAATCAACACCATTATCTTGAATAACTAAACTACCACTAACAAATGGAATTAAATCAATATCCTGCACACCGTCTTTATACCAATAATCAACATTTGCTATATTTACTTTTAGACCAATAGAACGGTAGCTTAATGGTATAACAGAATTAACGTGAGCAACGTCTGTGTAAGGCGTAACACCATCAACCATATACTTATTATCTAAGCTCTTTGGTGAATTACTTTGTATATTATCGTTTAATTTAGTTGACATTTTATTTTTTTATTAATTATTTCTTAATTCCATTGGTAATGATACTGCACTTTGATAATTTGCAATATAAATTTTGTACAGTACCCCACTCCAAAGTACTGTTGGGCTATCAACTGAAACTAAATTAGGGTCAGGAAATAAATTTCCACCTGCAAAAACAGCACCACCAATATTTCCCGAATTTAATGCGTTTACATACCAAATTGTTTTTGATGTACTTGTAGCAGGTATTGCAAACCACATATAATCATCAGATGTAGTATTAAATGATAAGGTAATAGTTCCTCCTGATTGAATCACTAATTTAGTTCCCGAATCAATCAAAGCTTGGTTTGCAACAGGTCTATTAACACCTGCACCTGCTCCACCACTAGCGACTTTTCCATAAAAAACAGGATGAATACTTGACACATTGAAATTACCCGAATTAAAAGGTGTTGCTTGTGTATTCAAAGCTTCACCCCTCCAATTTTGAGATATTGGTGCTGTATTTACTACTGTTCCTATATTAACATTCTCAGTACCATCATTTGCTAAACCACTCGCTAATAAAACATTCGCATTAACATCACGAATAGCTATTGAATTTGCCTGTACATTTGCTCCATTTGATATTGCCCAATTAAATGTTTTAATTCCACTTAAAGGAATACCAACTTCAATCAAAGTAGACTGACCATTTATTGAGAAAGAAGTAAATGCAGGTGGAATATAAGGATAAAGTAAATTATCCCACATTTGTTGCATTGTTTGTGGTATAGGAAAAGTACTACCAGCAGGATAACCACCAACACCTATTGTCGTTGGATTAGGATTAACAAAAGTATCACCACCACCACCACCACTAACAATAGATAAAGAAGCTATATAATCTTTGATACCTGAAATAACTATCAAAGCTGAAATACCGTCTGTATTTAATAAAATAGCTTGTTGACCGTTTACTCTATAACCATCGGGTGCAACTATAATAATTGGATTAGTACCTGCATTTTCGTAATAATCATTTATATAAAATTTTCTTTCTGAAAAAGTTTGTCTTGAGGCTATTGTAGGTAAATTAATATAGCAAGGAACATCCCTAACATCACATTCTATGAATTGGACATTATCTTGAACTCCTATTTCGCCTACTGCTGATACTGTAATTCCTGACATTTTTTTTTATAAGTTTTTTAGCATATTAATTAATCTTGGACAAGGATAGCAATCAACCTTATCCTTACGGACAGAATTATGAGTATAAATTCCATTATCTCCATTAAAAGCTCTTTTATTTAAAGCGAAAATATCATCATTATAAGTTTTGCTTATATTGAATTTATCACAAAGAAAAATAACTAATTCTTTTGTTGCATTTATTTGAGCATCTGTATAAGAATGAAAATATTTATATCCTTTGAATGGAGTTTCTAATTCAGTTACTTCATCAGCAGGAACAGTACCATTTACATAATTTTTAAAAGTACCATCTTCTTCTTTTGTAAGTTGTCCCCAATTACAAATTTCTATTCCTATTGATATTTTATCAAGCGACTTATATGGAACTCCAAAAGAATTAAACATCTCCTGCTTCAAACCTAAATGGTATGCCCAAAATTTTGAGCTGAAACATTGAATTATACTACCATCTTTTTCATTATTTGAATTTGGCATTTTTACTTTACCACTAATAATAAAAGCAGTTGCTACTCTTGTAGCATCCTGTTGCCAATACTTTGCAGTATTAACAGCACTTGGATTACCTGCTGTATGATGTAGGTATAATTGCGACTTAGGTTGTTCTTCACGGAAATATTGATTATCCGTTAAATTTACCTGAATTAATTCTTTTGTATCTAAACTCATTTTGGTTTTATTTTTTTATTCGTAACCTTCGTCTTTTAATTTTTTCAAAGTCAATTTATTAACTTTTATAGCAAGGCTAAAAGTATAAACACTTAAACATACAAGTGCAATACCTATAATAGTACCTACTATTTCACCACGTTTAATTCCGTTCTCAACCTGATTAAGACCGTTTAAATCATTACCGTTCATAATAAAATAATTATACTATTGGATTAGCATTAGCATTAGTAACAGGCTTAACCTTTACAATCTTATAATCTAACCTTGTTTTAGGGTCTGTCATAACATTTGGTATTAATTTGTCTAAGTTTGCATTATCGGTATCCATAGTAACCTCTAAATAAGGATTACCTTTTGTGTCAACCTTAACTCCTGAACGATACACCCCATTATACATACGACTATTAATGAATTTTCTAACGAACATATCATTAACTAACGAAGCTCTTTTATTTCTTTGTTGAAAAAAAGCAACTCTATTTTTTATTACTTTCTGTGCATCATCAATAGCTCTGTCAAGTGATTTATACAGATTTTTAGGTGTCATAATTACTTCACCATTGTTTTCAATAGAAATATTGAATCCCATCATAGGAGTTCCAACTTCAGTTATTTTAATGTTCCAATTATTCATTTTAGTTATTTTTAGTTATTTTTAGTTATACATTAGTTATACATTAGTTATTTATTAGTTATTTTACTTTAGCTTTAATTTCATATAATACCTTCAGCATTTCATCTTGCTGTTTTTTAATTTCAGATATTTCATTTTCTAAACTCTTAACTTTTTCTTTATTATCAACTGTAAAAAAAGTTGTGCTTGAAAGTGTCATTTTAATATCAGCAACATCATTTTTCAACTCTTTAATATCCTGTTTTGTTTCAGCTTTACTTTTATTCAATTCATCAATACTATTATTAGTATTAATATGAAAAGCGTATGAGGTAAAAAACGCACCTACTAATGTAACTGCTAAAGCACCTAATACTGTTTTTATAAGGTGGTTTTGTAATGATTTTAAAGTTAATTGTTCTTCTTTTGGTATTGTTGTTTCCATATTATGTTATGTTGTTTTCAAATTTGTGGACTTAAATCAAATAAAACTTCCACTTCCTTATCATCTTTTTTTCTGATGAAGTCTTGCGGAGTGATTAAATTAATATTTTTATAGCAGTCAATTTCAAGATTATCAGAAAAATACTGACAAAGTTCTGAACAAATAAACCTATTCTTCTTTCCCATACCAACTAAATCAATCCCTGTTTTTTTCAAAAAAGCTACTCTTGGTAATAAAAAATAATCATATTTAGTATCTCTTTCTACTTTTTCAAAGACAGAATCAATAGCTTTATCTATAAAATCAACTGATTTATCTTTAAATCTGATAATACAAAAATAATTATATGTCTTAATTCTCCTTGAAAGAGGAACTATTTCAATACCTTGAGTCCACATATCAATAGTAAAAAGTCTATTTCCAATCCATTTTACAATCCCAATATGGTTATAAAAAGCATCATCAAAATACTGAATTGATTTTGACATAAATCCGTTTCCTCTATAAAGGACAATATCACCATCCTTAAATTCAGACCTAACGTTATAATATTCATTACAATTCATTGAAAATATTTTAAAATATTTTATTTTTATGTTTGATTTAATTATTTGATTAATGCAAATATATTAATATTTTGATTAATATTATTTGATTTTTATCAAATCGGGCAAACCCTTAAAAATTTTCACCCCGAAGGGCAAAAAATTAAGAATTTCTACCCCAAAGGGCAAAAAATTAAGAGGGTTTACCCGATTTAATTAAATATGTTTTTTCTATTTTAATAGTTTCTTTTAACTCCTGAATATTGTACAGTTAAATTATATCCTACAACTAAACCTGCATTAATACGAAAAGTCAATCTAAATAACTGAGATGGCTGACCAAATAATATCGGATAAGGTGATATTGGATTAGGGTTTCTTATTCCTATTGCTAAATAAAAAGTAGCACTTCTTTTATAATGACCTTTAATCCCACTCTTTTTACCTTGAATTTTCCATTGAGAAGGAGATGTTCCAAAAAAAGATAACTCAGGTATTGAATTTTTAAATCTTGACCATTGAAAAGGATTGAATCCAATCAGAGTGTTAGTATAAGGGGTTGTATCAATATCAAATTCACTATCAAGTGGGATTTCAGTACTGCCACCATAATAAGATGTATTAGGTGGGAAATTTATTCCGTTTTGATGTGTTGGATGATAAAAACCTGCGTTTCTAATATTTCTTACACCATTCTTTATATGATAAACTTGTGATTTAGCCATAAATAAATAATATTTAGGATTGTGATTTAAAAAATAATCTAAACCGCTAATTGGTAAATAGTGAGAGTATAAATTCTGAATATTATACATTGTATTAAAACCACCAACTTGTATAGATGGTGTTGGTATGTTAATTAATGTATCAAGTGTCCAATCCGTATCTAAAGCACCTGTTTTAGTAAATGTACCACTACCATCACCCGTTAAAGCAATAGAACCAATGGGGGCAGAAGTACCACCACCACTTATAGGGTTTGCATCTATATTAATAACTAATACATTACCTACTGTTTGTATGTCTAAAATTTCTGCCATTTATATTAAATAAATAATTATGGTTGTTGTAAAACATATCCATTTGGAACATCAATAGGTAAATTTTGTAAAGTATATTCAATACCATCCATAATTCCTGTCGGAGCTGTTATTGGAGTTCTCGCAATAGACATAAACCAACCATTAGAAGCTAACCATTCAGGTTTATCAACTACATTTTGTTTTTCTAATTTTGCAGGAGTCTTTATTTCAGTACCATCTGCAATAACAGCAGGGAATGTTATATTTCCATTTTCGTCTTGTTGAGCAGGAGTAATTACTTCACCTTGCTGATAATAAACAGCAGGTTCTACCTCAACGTCAATCTGTTTATATGTTGCAGGTACATTTCCAACTATGTAATTTTTATATCTACGGAGTTCAGTAATTTCAATACCTTGAGCATTTTTAAAATACTCAATGTAATTAACAATAATTTTACTATCCATAGAAAGTGTATTATCATCAATAAATTTAAAATAAGGAGTAAATCCTAATTCTGAATTGTATTTTCTGAACATAGTCATTCCATTAAATTTTGGATAAGCACCTATTTCTAATTCGTTTATTAAAGCCATTTTTTTAGTTTTTATTATTTATTCAACATCATTTGTTCTGTAATTAAAACATCAATAATTGTAGTTATTCTACCATCAAAATCTGATGGAAATAAACCATAGGCATTTTCCAAACATTTATCTGCTTCATCTTTTGAATCAAATAGCATCGGTTGATTATCCCAAACTACTCCTTGTTCATTAACTGATGCAAGGAATAAGTTTGAAGAAAAATCATATATTACAAATTGTTTTTTCATATCTAATAATAAATTATTTGAAGTAACCTTTAGGTGTCATTGATGTTCTTATAATCTGTCCTGCTGTTGCAGTACCACTAACAACTCTCGCACCAAGTACGAAGAAACGACCTGCTTCAACAACTATTGGAGATTGGTAGTTTTCACTTATTTTACCATCAAATACTCTACCAATAGCACTACCTGAAACAAGACTTTGGAATCCTAATACTTGTCTTGAGTATGTTGCTGTTGCTAATGAAATTGATGTACCATTTATCGCAATAAAATATTCAATAGTATAATCTGTTGCTCCAACAACAGCACCTAAATTTATTGTTTGAACAGCTAAATCAGTAATAATCATTTGTAATGGAGATACATTTTGATAACCGAATAAAATTAAATCTAAGGCATCATTAGCACCAAAAGAGTTAGCTCCATTAGACCAAGAAATATGACCCCCTAAAGTACTTTCACCTGCAACAGTATTTGATGGTGTTCTTGTTGTTGGGGCTGTATTATTAGTATAGTTAGCTAATTGTCCGAATGTTGTGAAAGGGTTATTAAATAAATGTTTACCAAGACTTACCATTTTATTTGAAAATGGCTCTGTGTCAGAATAATCTATTTCATAAACAGCAGTTGTACTTATTCTTAAAGAAGAAGCAGATAATGGTGCTGTACTATTATATAATCTTGCAAATATAGGCAAATGAGATACAGACCATAATCCTAAATTAGCTGTATCACATTCGTTTTTTAATTCAATAACAGGAACTCCTGTACTATCAAAAACCTGAACCATACAACTATCATCTAAAACCATAACCTCAATAATATAATATTTTGTATTGTCAAGTGTTTCAGTTGATGATACTAATTTTTCGATACCATTATAAGAGTTTACTAAAAAAACAGTTCCATCTGTATCTATTCTTAGAAAATTACCATTAGGTACAGGTGTATTTGCTACTGCGGATGTTGGTAAACCAAATCCAAGCTCAATAACAGTACCATTAAATCTATTTACATTAACATTAGTAAACCTTACTAATAATGGTATTCTTGGTTTTTTAAAAAATTGTTTTGTACTATTTATCATACTACCTGTTGTAACGGTAGTAATTGCAGAGGCATTAAATAAAATACTTGAATTTGCCTGTGTCATAGTTTGAGTAGTCAAACTTTGTGTCCAAATAACAGTATTTATTGCGGATGTTAAAACAGGGTAGTACCAAGACAAAACAGGTTGGTTTATATTTTGCTTACCATACTTATCAGTATTCAAAAATCTACCTAATTTACCATCACTACCCATTCCAAGTAATGCTTTTTGAGTAGCTGATAATGTTGTTTTATCAATGATTGGAATTTGATTTCCTTGTGCATCATATAACGACGTTCTACCTGCAAGACTTCCTGCATCAATTGTCCAAAGTTCTGAACCTGCACCTGATTTAATTATTAAACTCATAGCGTTTTATTTTTTATTTTAAATTATTATTTTATATGTTATTTTATATTTACCCCAAGTACTTCTCGGTGCTGATGCAACAATATCAAAACTAACATTATCTTGTATGTTTTGAATTGAAAAAACAATGCCTTCTGCAACAAAATCAATTAAATCATGGTCTGTATTTTCTTTAGCGACATAAGAAAATGATTTAAAATTATCATTTGTAACAAGTAAACTCGGTATCGTAACAGTTGCAATACCATCTCCACCAATAGAATTACCGAAATCTAACTCAACATCTCCATTAGTATTACTCACTCCTGTATCGGGAATCCAATCAGTATTTAAAGAACCTGTTTTTGTAAACGTACCACTACCATCACTTGCCATAGCAATAGAACCGATAGGTGCATCAGTACCTAACGGAGTACCCAAGTTAGGATTAATGTCTGTCGCAAGAATCTGTAAATTACCAACAGTTTGTATGTCTAAAATTTCTGCCATTTAATATTTAATGATTATTCTAAATCATCTACAACAAATTCATTTATATTAATTAAAATGCTTCCGTTTATTTTTTTTAATTTCTTTAATTCTGATGCTTTTATTGTAAATGTTATTCCCTCAACTTTTTTATTATTTAACTCTGTTATTTTGGTGAAATAATCTACTCTATCTTTTTCAGATTTATAAACATACATTTGACCTCCATCAACTTTATATGTTCCATTTGATTCGTTAATAGCTATATGTTCATCCATACAACCTTTTCTCGTTTTATTATATGCACTCTCAAGAGGGGATAATTTTTTAATTAACCTCATAATATTTAGGTTAATATCAAAATCACTAATATCAAGCTTTGATAAATCAGTAAGACCTGTCAATATTCTTGTTAAGCTTACATAAGTAATATCAATTTCTTTTTTTTCCACAACTTTATCTACTTCATTTGTTTTTTCTACTATTTCCATAATTTGATTTTTTTGGTTTGTTTTATTATCATTTATTATTTACGTGTTCGGATATTTTGTTTCAACATATTTAATTGCAAAATCATTCATTTTCACTTTAGACTTATCAATACTATCAGAAGGGTCAAGTTCAAAAAACATATTGTCAGATTTAGTAAATCCATTATATGTTTGACCAACTATACCTGTTGTAATCATAATATTAATACCATATTTATCTATGGGTGGTATTCCTTCTTTTTTTGTAAAAGGTTTACTTATTGCTTTTACCTCTTTTAATTCATATTTCATAAATATATTTTTTTAATTATTAATTAACCTACTCTGTATTTTTTTGTTATTGAGTTCCAAGTAACATCATCGTTTAATGCACCTGTTACATTAACAACAACATTAGTACCACTAACAGCAAATGTCGCATTAAATTGTGTTATTTGTTCTGATGTAAAAGATGATTGAACAACACCAATACTAACTACACCTCCTATGTTTGTCGCTCTAACTGTTCTTATATAACCATTACCTGCTCCAATAGCCCCAACACCTGAACCTGCTGTTTTACGACAAGTAACATAACTTTCAATCATTATGATAGTATCAGTAGGGATATTTATTGTTTCTAAAGGAGTCACCGTAGCATTTGTAGTAGGTATAGTTGCTCCCGTTGTATCTTCATAAACACCATCAATAGGCTCAAGTCTTTGATTTATTGAATTAGCAGTATCTACACCTTTAACATGACTTCTTGCGTTTATTGAATCAGTATAAGGAACTCCAATGCCCACATTACCTTCAATATCAATCCTAATACCTAAATCATTTTGAGCTATTAATATTTCATCCGATAAGGCATTTATATTTCCGAAACCTATAATAGTAGAATTATTTATACTTGATATACCGTTACCATTACCAACATTTACTATATTATTACATCCATCAATATTATTATTAATACCAAAATTTGATATACTATTTGATAAATTAAATGTATTTCCTTCACCAAAATTATAAATGTATGTAGTATCAGTCAATGAATTAAAAATACCGATTGAAGAACAATGGTCAATTCTTGCATAACTACAACTTTCTCCAATAAGTGTAGAGTAAGTATTGTAATCAGTAAAGAAATGACTATCTCCAATTATATATAAACCTCTTGTTGTTGCGGTAGCATCAATAAAATTGAATCCGCCAAGCATAAATATAGCATCAACAAAAGAGTTTCCACTTGTTATTGTAAATCTATCTCCAAGTAAGTAAATACCATTAGACTCCCCACTATTTAAATCAGCTCCAATATGGAAAACATTATCTCCACTTGAAATGTTATTATATCCAATAGAAACACCATCCGAACCTGTATGTATAGGAAATGGTTTCGTTATGTTATCTGATATTTTTATTGGAGCATCACCAATAGCTGTACCTGACGGTGTAAACATAGCAACATAATTGATAGTACCACCACCTGTTATATTACCACCGCCTCCACCACCGTTACCTCCCGATGTCCAACCAAAACAATTTAAACCTTCCATTTATTAATTTTTATAATATGTTTAACGTGCAATAATTTCTACAACCCCTGCCGTAGCATCAATAGTAAATTCATCAAGATATTTTGTTTCATCTGAGGTTACAGTAATGGCTTTATCAACAACAAGACTTGATGGTGTACTATCAATAGCACCAATCTTTTTTGTTCCTCTATAAGTTCCTGCACCTGAAACTAATTTCATAGCAACAGCAGTAATACCATCAGTTTCTGTTATAATTAAAATACTACCTGTTAGTGTATATGTAAATATTCTCTGTGCCTTATCAAACATCTTTATTAATTTTATATGTTATTAAATAATTTTTCTTCTTTATCTATATGCTTTAATATTTTTTCGCAAAACATAATTGAAAGATTATCACAATTACCTAATCTTTTCATTTCTGATATTGCAGAATAAAAAAACTTATGCTCATTAAGTAAATCATCAATAATTGGCTTTAATGACTTGTCTTTTTTAATCATTTCAGGAAAAACAACATTTTCTTCTTCCTGAAAATGATGCTTTAGCTCTTTATCCCAAACATCAATAACCTCTTTAGTACAAGGCTTACCATCATTAGCAGAACATAAAATATTTACTATCTCTTTCTCTGTATTTGCGTGTTCAGAGCTTAAATGATTACACATATTACTCATACTCTCGTTTCCATTCAGACCATTACATCCTGAAAAACTTGATTCTACTACTTTTGATTTTTTATTCAAAAACAAAATAAGTCCGCCAGTAGCAACTACTCCTAATAGTCCAAACAATATGTTATTACTTTTACTCAATATTATATTTTTTCATTAAACTAAATCATCAATATTTAAAGGTGTTTTAGGTGTAACACCATCAAATAAATAAAGCAAAGGGCTACAATCTTCAGTCTTAGTATAAATTCTCACATTTATTTTATTATACGGAACTTGATAATCCTTCACAAGTGAATCAACTATCGTATTCAATCTGTTACCGACCATAAATGATGTTATTGCATTTAAGTTCAATGCGGTAGCAAGATTTGTTTCTTCTAATATTTCCGTGTTCTTCATTATTTCATACTTTAATGAATCGTCGGGTTTAGAAATCCTAATTCTAACCTCATTAGATTGAATATTGTGCTTTTTGCTCAAAGAACGTATCGCACTCGTTAGTGTGTCTTTTATCATAAAACTTGATTTTTTTGGTTTGATTAATTACAAAGTTAGCATTTTTTCGCATTTGGTGAAGGTGTTAATATCTCTTTTAGAGTAATTGCTTCATCAATAGGGAATTTACTGAGCTTTACGATACCTGTTTTTGCAGATAAGAACCCTTTTATTCCAATAATTAATTTTTCTTTGTCGTAAATCAAAGGCTCAATATTCGTGATTCCAGCTCTCAGCAAGTCTTTTGGGTTAAATTGAAAATCAAGCTTAACAATTGCATCAGATTTACTATAAATGGTTTGAACATCAGGTTTCAATATTTTTGTTACGAACATATTATTAACATAGATATTAAATTCCATATTAGAAACTTGAATTGTCAAGTCGCTTTCGTTAACAAACTTGAAAAACAAGGTCATTTTCACACTACTTAAAGTTAATGAATGGACAACTCCACCCGAAATTGTATAACAGGCATCATAAAGCAAATTCATCTGCCTTTTGAAATATGCAATTAAACCTGCTGTTGCTACTAAAAGACCTCCTATAATCAGTCCATTTCTTAATTTTGGTGTCATTTCCATAATACTTATTTATTATTGTTATTAATTTAATCCTATTTTTTTTAATGATTTTGTTTTGTAAACATAATACCCTATTCCTGCCAATCCGACTATTGTTAAAACTATTGGCATCCAATTTTTCTTTGTAAACTTAGCTACTTCTCCAAATTTTCTTTTCACATCACCCAATGTATATGGAAATTCAGAAAGAGGGAAAACAGAAACTCTTAGTGCCTTTTCTACATAATCATAAGGTTTTGATATTCCTGCGTTTGCTCTTTTTACACTATCAGGAAATACATAATTAGGTTTACCAACTGCAACTGGATAGAATATAGCCATAAACAAATCACCTTGAGTAAAATTATCAGGAACTTTACCTTCGGACGTTAAGTGTTTTTTCAAAACAGCATATAGATATTTATCAACGTAATTAACTTGTTGTTTAAATGTCATTTTTCTCAAAGCATCAGTAGTAGTACCTAACCCTTTTGCTGTTGATGGTAAAAACTGTATTAAACCAGTAGCACCAATACTATTTGTAATAGATGGAGAGTATGTTTTTCCTGACTCAAATCCAATTAAATTAAACATCCATTGGAAAGGTATTCCATATTTATCAGTAACCGCCATTAAATAATTAAGGTCGTCTTTAGTGACATTATAAACGGGATAACCGCCATATTTATGACCCCTAGACCTTAAATCTTGGATAGAATTATATGCTTTATTTATGGAATCCTGTGGATTATACATATTCTTAACCTTTTACTCCTTTTAGAATTTTATCTAAATGCTTATTAAATTTTGCCTTTTGAGATGTTGACCAAGTAGCTTCTCCTATTGATAATAAATTCATAAATTCATTATGAGCCTCTCTATTAAAATACTTTAGGTAGTTATTTTTGATTATACCTAATTCTCTTGGAGATATATCATCAAAAATATCTTGTCCTTTATTTTTTGAAAGATTAATCATACCATCAAAATCTTTATCCGATAATTTATTTTGGTTTTTATAAAGGTAATAACCTACACCTACACTAATTACTGATATTATCCCAATTATTATAATAGCTTTTTTCATAATTATATTATTTTTTTACTTTTGCCAACAAAAAACATAATTCCTGTAATTAATAATAAACCTGCACCACCAATCATAATATACTTACCTAAGTTCTTAGGCATAGTCGTTGTTTTTTTAGCTAGAACTGGGACTTCAGATAATGTAGATTTTTCACCATCAAGTAAAGTTATATTAATTATTCTTTGAGGTATTCCAGTAATTACATTCGGAATATTCATTATTGATTTTGCGGGTATAGTCTTTTTATTATAACCAACCATTGTGCCTGTTATGTAATCAGAATCTTTAACCCCATTCAAAACCCACCTACCTTTATCATCTGCGGTATAGTTTCTTGAACCAGCAATAGGCTTACCGCTTGAATCAGACGTATAGACAATACCAAATTCTATCGGTTGCCTGTCTTTATCTAATAATCTTCCTGAAACTGTATATGCCATTTTTAATATTTTATTATTATTCAGAATATATTTTTTTCATTATGTTTGTTAATTCCTCTCTCTCCTTTTCTGAAACATTAAAATCTTCAGATGCCATTCTATTATAAACACGACGTAATTCATCTAAACTAACCTTATCCTTAATATTAGGAATATTTTTTATTCCAATTAAATCATAACCAAACATTGATGAATAATTTAAACAACCTATTGATTCAAAAAAATCTTGAAAGCTGTTTATTTCATCCCGCTTAACTATACAAATAGGGTTTTCAATAGGCTTCACTATTATATTATCTTTAGTTACTTTCTTTAATGAAATATTTGCACCTAATTCATCAATATATGATTTTAAATTAGCGTAATCAGAAGGCGATATTCCTATATTGTAATCTATAATCATTTGTGATTTATCATCAATTCCATCTTTAAAACTAATGAACTTATAGTTTAATCCTTTAGATTTTAAGTATCTTTCTATTGTACCTAATACATCTGTAATATACGGAAGTCTTATTTTATAAAACTCCATTGTTTTTTCATCAATAGGCTTTGATTCAGCATCATTTACATCAGGAACATCTGTATTATTTGATTTTCTGTTCTTAATATATTTATACCCATAATAACCAGCAACAATTACTGTTGGCAAACCAATTATTAAAGCCCACTTTAATACTTTACTATTTTTTATCTTTGATAAGTCCATTATACGATAGTATCTAATAATCCTTGAGTACCAAGCAACTTAACTATATATTGAGAAGTTTCTTTTGGAACTTGAGTTAATAATTCTTTTGTGTTTCCTTTAAATTTAATCACCTTCTTACCTGCCTTACTAAATCTTCCACCATTATATATAGCAATCACTTTATCTAAACGTAATTTACCATCTTCAGTAAATTCATCCATAAGTTGTTTAACTAATATACTTCCAACCAAAATATTAAACTCAGGCTTCAATAAGTCGTCATTTGTGATAAACGTTTTACCAATTGATGTTTGTTTAGGTTTTACTTTTTCAATAAATGAATAACGATTACCTAAATATTTTTTAATTAATGCAGCCTCTCCAGCTTGTAACCTACCTGCTCCTTTTTCTTTAACCAAAGCATCTGATGCAGTAGCAGGACTTAATTGCATTAAACCTGTTGCGTATGGTGATTTTGCTTTTTCATTTCCTGCACTTTCAATAAAAATAAACGACTCAATTAACTCAACTGGAACACCAGTTAATGTTGAAGTATTATTAATAAACTTACCGAATTTAGGTCGGATAACGGATTTAATTCTATCCTCATTTTGCTTTGCAGCAATAGGAGTATAAAAAGACTCACTTAATGATGGTATATTTATATTTAATGTTGCCAATTTATTTAAATATTAATTCCTTGTAAATACTACTTTATTATTTGTTTTTGCTTTAGCAGAAACATCCCCTTCACCCTTTGGTTCTTCCGAGTTATCATCTTTAGATTTACCAAATTCTTTATAAGCTATGTAACCTATACCTATTAAGAGTATAATTCCACCTATAATGTAAACATTCCTTTTCTTTTCCATTTTCTATCTGTTTTATAATCTATAATAAATGTAACTGTTGTATTACCTTGTACTTGATAATTTAGAACACACTCTCCGTTTAGTATTAAATTATTAAAATCAACTTCAGTCATGTTACCTTGATATTGTCCCGATGAAACCATTGGAAAATAATTTTCAGAAGCCATATTTCCTGAAGCATCTTTACAAGTCTTTGTAATCATCTGCGTGGCTTGAGATTGTGCAAATGGACTATTATTAACCATAATCTTAATTTTCTTAACCTTTTTAGGCTCGGTCAATAAAGTCTGATTAAAGAATGTAATAGATGGATTAATCGTTACAGGAGGAACTATTCCAAAAGAATTTGACCCGTATGGATTATTAATGTTATTATAAGCATCAAATAATGTTACATTTTGTGGTGTAGAAGAACTATTAGTTATGGTGAATTGAGCTATTGGCTTACCAAAGTTCTCCAACATATCATCAACAAGATTTGATTTAGGTTCTTTCGACTTATACTTTTTATAAGCTAAATAAACTAATCCAGTAGCTAATAAAGCACCTCCAATGAATAAGATATTTTTATTTTTATTCTCCATTTATATTACTTTTTAATTTCTTCTTTCTTACCTAATCCTTTATTAGCCATTAGATGTCCTGCCGTCGCTCCAACTATTAATCCAATTAAACCAAATGCTAATGAGTTCTTCTGATATTTTTTAGCTAATAAATATGCAATAGTACCTAATCCAACGCCTGTAATTAAAGGTACTTTATAATTAACCTCTTTTTCATTTTCAATATCTTCACCAATTACATTTGATTTATCATCATAGTAACGATTAAAGAATTTAGCATCTCCACAGTAAATCTTTTTTTCCTTATCAGTTTCAGCAAACTTTAAAACCATAAAACGAAAAACATCATTGCCATCTTTTTCTATTTTCTGAGCTACATAAATTAAATCATCTTTCTCAAGAACACCATCATTAGTACCATCGGGTAATAATAATTTCATAGGCATCTGAGTAGAATAAATCTTTCTACGACCTTCAACTATTGTACTACCATCATCTTTTCTAAAAATATCCATAATTTAAAATGATTAAAATGGTTTATTTGATACAAGTTTTTCAGGAACATATACTTTTTTCTTTATAACTTGTAAAGAGCCAGTACATTTTGCGTTTGGAGGACATAAAGGGGTAAATACTGCTGTTTCAACATACAAGAAACCTTTTCCTGTATTTGAAATATATTTAGCAAATGGCTTATCTAATAATTTTAATTTTGAAACACTACCAATTATATAATCACCCTTAAATTCAGGTAAGCTATAAATACTTACATTATCTGTTTTTAAATAAACAGGATTTCCAACTTTAAATCCTGACGATGTAGCTGTTTTAGGAGCTGATTTTCCTTCTTTAATAAATTCAGAACCATATTTTTGAAATGCTTTTCTAATGAAACTATTATTATAATCTCCCGATAATGATAAATCTATTTGTTTAGCATAGGTTGGATATTTATTATTTACCCAAGCACGGAAGTTATTACCCTCTATGGAATTAGTAAAAGGAGTAGATGGTAATTGATTAGATATTTGCATATTATTCCTTTTTTCTTCTTCAGCTTTTTGAGCTTCTTCTTCTTGCCTTCTTTTTTCTTCTTCAGCTTTATCTTTTTTTGATTTCATCCACCAAAAAACACCACCGCCTATTAATAATGCAGAAAATACACCTATTATAATTGTTTTTTTATTTGCCATAATATTTATTTTTTTACTTCTATTTATTTACAAATTTCACCATTAAGAACACCATTGTAAATTACATACAATTTACCACCTTTTAGAGTAGCATTACGTTGAACATTACAAATGTTTTTAACTTGTGTTTGTGAAAACTTTTTATGATTTGGACAAACTGGAGGGTTTTTTATTACGGTGCAAGAATCACAACCGAAAGGAAAAACACCTATACGACCTACGTTATCGTATAAATAAGAGTTTTCAATTGATTTAAAACCAACTGTATCACCTGCATTCCAATTATTATCTGAAAAATTACATCCGATTTTACAATTAACACCCGAAACACAGCTAATATCTATTGTTTCCTGTGCGTTTGGAATACCATTGAAGTTGTTATTAAGTGCAAATTCAAATATATTCATACCGAGAGGATAAATAGTAGTATCGGGACAGTTATTAGCATAATCACCGAAAGCTAAATTTCCATTGAATCCTTTGTTTACTGGACTTTTATAAGAAACCGTGTCGTTTGGCAAAAGGGTAAAATAACCTTTCAAACCACTTTCAGCTATACCGAATATTCCATTTACGTTTGTCACATAATTTGTATCAGAGCCTAAAGTCAAAAACACATTAACCGTATCTTTTGTGTTATTTACAACACAAACCTCAGTATTTCCGTTTATATCTGATGTTTTGCAACATTTTTCCTTATCAAAACACTTCTCGTATCCAAATTTAACAAGAAAGCCTATTAATACAAGCAATAAAAATCCTACTAATCTTTGTTTCATTTTTTATTTTTTTTAAATTATTATTCGTTTATTTTTTTCACAGCTTCCCTTAAAGCATATACACCAATCAAAAGAGTTACTACTCCTAATGCAATAGTGCCTGTACTTTTAATTTTTGTTCCACCAATGATTGTTTTTACAGCACCATATCCTACTGCAACCGAACCAACGATTACAAGTGCATCTGTTATTTTACCTACTGTTTTCATTTTTTTTAATATTAAAATTGAAATTTAATCCCTTTAGTTGATAATATTTTATTTAAATCTTTTTTAGCACCTGAACTTAGTTCCGCACTAATCCATTGATTTAGATTCATTGGCTTTACATTTAATCCAAAAGCACTATCATCATAATAATCTCTTATCCCAAATGCTTGTATTAGATATAAAACATCTATTGTGTTTTTCATTTTACCAAAAACATCAAGGATAGTATCTTCATCAGTACCCATTCCGTGCATAGCCTCAAATAAGGCATCTGAATATGCACCATATTGAGCAGGAATACAGCATGGCTTTTCGATTTTTGAAAGCTCCTTTATATCTTTATTAGTATCTTTAAGTGATTCTTCAGCATCCTTTTCGCCTCCAGTTTTAGACAACGACTTATATACTTTATATGTAATTAATGCAGCACCTCCAACTAAAACAACAGCTATAACACCCTTTGCCCATTGTGGTAAATTATTAAATGTTTCTTTCATTTTCTTTAATTTTATTTTTTATTAATTACATCTCTAATGTTTTGCCAAACAAGACCATTATACTCTTTACCATTATCTAATGTTATATTTTGTCCGCCATTAGAATAAGAACCCTTTACAACAACTTTATTATTCCTATCAAAGAATACCACACGATTATTTGTATAAAATTGAGCTATATTGTTTTTTTCATTAAATGGAACTATAACAATATTTTCTTTATTAGCTTTTAAACCAAGATTAGTTTGAAGTGAATTAAAGTTATCTAATTCATCATAAACACTACCGTCACCATTACTATTACCTTTTTTATATACTAAAAAATAATAGGCTAACCCTACAACTCCTAAAGTTATACCTACTGCTATTGCCCCTTTTACGTTATTTTTCATGTTAAATAATTATTAATTAATTCGTTTATATTCAGGTCGTAAGTAAACCTTTTTGTACTTGTCACTTCCGATGGTTATAACATCATCTTTCCAAGAATTAATTTTACGACCAAGAGCTGTTTCTGCAAGATTTATTGATATTACGTCACCGTAATTAGCTGATGATGGCTCAACTCTATTTTCCGAAATAACTTCTACGTTATATGTTTTTGCCATTTGTTCAATAGAACCCATATCGCTTGGATGAACTTGAAGCTGAACACTTAAATCACCTTGTTTAATTATAAAATGGTCGGGCATTAATCCTGTAATAGATTCAAAAAAACTGTCCCTATCCTCTTTATTTTTAGCAAAAACAAAAATAATGTCCGAACCAACTCCACCACCATTTTCAAACCAAGATTCCGATTTTTTGTAATGTGGTTTTTTAGGATATGTCGTTCTTGAATAAGCTTGTTCGTGTGGCTCTTGTGATTTATAAGCTCTATCACGCATTAAAGCTGATTTAATTCTACCGCCATTTTTCATTTCTTCATTTTCATCATCATCAAAATCAGTATATCCATAACCCATAGCATTATCTAAGAAATAAGGATAATCTAAATATTCTTTTTTATAGAAATCCATTAATTCACCAATTGTAGTAAATTTCTGAATAGCCTTTTTTAATTTTAAAGCTTCTTTCTTCCATAAATCATTGTATGTTTTATTAAAATCATACTTATATTCATCTCCGAATCTCCAAGCTTCATTACCACCACTTAACCAATAAATGATTTCTTTTTTATCAGATAATCTTAATTGTTTTGGTGTGATTGTTATTTCACGAATTTTAGGATTTTCTTTATATCTACTACCCATCATGATAGCAACAGCTTCTCCAATATCTTCAGTATCATAAGACCAACCAGTTTTATGATTAGAATCAAAATCAAAATGCAATGTTCCATCAGAGCTTCTTTCAATTAGTAATGGATGTTCAAGAAAAACTGTTTTTGTTTCTACTTCTACATCACCGCCATTGGAGTATTTTTCATTAGCACTATAAACAGTATAACCTTTAGTATATCCACTTTCTGTTAATGCAATCTCTATTGCTTCATCTTCGGATGATGCCATTACATTTACATCTTCAATATCACCAGTTTCTTCATTTTGTAATTTAACAATCCATTCAGAATCAACCCCACCGCCATTATCATAACGGTTTTTACGTTGGCTCATAGGTTTTTCCCAATCCTCAGACTTATTAAATTGTCTGCGGTCTGAGTGCCATGAATCACGTTTATCAACTCCACCTCCATTAGAAAGAAATTCAACTTTAGGCATAAAAGTAGAATACTTGCCAAATTTTTCTTTTTGGAAATCAAGCTCTCTTTTTAAAGCTTCCATTTGTTCTTTTGTTCCGTATTTATCAACGAAGAATCCTGTGTTTTTATTTAAAATACCATAAGAATCTTCATCAAACTTTCCTACTTCCAATTCAGAAATAAAATCAACCCCACCACCATTATCAAAACTATTTTTACGTTGGCTCATTGGCTTTTCCCAAGATTCTGATTTATTACGTTGTCTACGGTCTGCACTCCAAGAACGACCTGAATTATGATTTGATGTGTTTGCCATTTTTTATTTTTTAAATTTTATAATAAGGTTTCATGAAGCATTTTGTCAACTTTAAAGAACCAACTACCTGACAAGGATAATTTGGTTTTGAACCAATAATTTTAGTAAGAGTATCACAATGAATTTCTCCATTACTCATGTTTTCTTTTACTTTAGCTTCTTTTGACTTAGGTTTATTAAAAGATTTCTTTTCTTCTATCAAATCAGAAACAAATTCAAGATTACCGCCATTTTTAAAACTTTGGTGTGATTCACGATGTTTATTGTAAACATCACGAATTTGATTTTCCGTATATGTTCCTTCAAACATATCAACTACATCTGAATAATCACCCGTGTAAAAACATTCGTGGTTATTCAATTCATAAAGTATCTCTGTTTCAGCTAAGTTATTTTCTTTTACTTTCTTTTTACCAATTTGGCTAATAGATTTCATTCCTTCTTCAAAAGCCTTTATATTACCTTTTGGCATATAACCACCTGCACCTATTGAAATATATTTCTCACCTTCTTTAAGAGGTGTCTTATTTTCGTGGAATTGTTTATCTGAAAAAGCAAAAAATACTCCGCATTTATCAAATAACTCAGAAGTCATTTTCTCCTTTTCTTTTTTTATATCGCCATAACCAACTCCACCACCGTTATTATATCTAGCTGTACCATCTTGCATAAATGTTAATCCGTTTTTTAGAGCCTCTAAAAAAACAGATGTTTCATCTAAACCTGACTTTGTAACTTTATTATTGGTTTTTTTAACATTATCTAATTTATAAAAAGTATAAGTACCATCAGAGTCTTTGGTTATTGTTATATCGTATCTCTTTGCTACTCCTTTATATTCACCAACGTATTTATCAACCCCACCGCCATTAGAATATTTTTTTGTAACTCTATCTGCAAAAACTCTAACATTTTCATTAAGTCTTATGTTTTTAAAATAACCGATATTATCATCATCGCTATAAATGAGTATTAATTCATCACCTTTTTTATCATCAGTATTAAGGTCGCTATTATTAATCAGCTCTACTCTATCTCCACTATTAATTTTTATTCCATTAGAATCTTTTAATAGTTTCTTAATTTCTACAAAAAAATCCCATCCGTGAGATTTTAAAAAACCTTTAAAGTGCATACCACCTTTTGAATCAGTATAATCATAATTAGTTTCAGGTTTAACTCTAACGTGTCCTAAATTAAAATATCCGAAATCATCTATTTCTTTAAGTATTCCTTCTACATAATCAGGTGAACCTTGATTTCTACCTGAATTATATCTAATTCCTAATTCATCTCCAATATGTATTACTTCTCCATTTAAATCGTGGTAAAACATTTTCTTTCCACTATTACTAATTTTTGATGGTGTATTATTATCACCAACCCCACCGCCATTTTTAAACTCAGAATTAGAGCCGTCTAAATAATGAGTAGCATCAGACAAATCACTTGCTGAACGATGAACTTTACTTACAACCCAAGCAGGTACTTCAGTATTTGTATTAACAACTTTATTAAGTTCCTCTGTGTGGTGCTTTATTTGTTTATTATCATTCATAACCATTAAAGCATTTTGATTTCCAATATAACCACCTTTAGCGTATATACCTGATTTTTGTTTTTTCAATATTTCAGCAAGGTCAGAACCTAAATTTCCTTCTTCATCCGACAATTCATATTTTTCCATTAATTTATCAAGAGTTCCTTCGTACCAACTTTTTTCTGCTGAATTTTTAAACTTACCAACTTTATCTAAATCAACCCATTTTTCTAACTCTGTATCTACCGAATCAACCCCACCACCATTATCAAATTTATGGATACTCTTAATTTGACTTACAGTTTTACCTGATTGAAAACCTTTAGATTCAAGATAGCTTATCAAATCACGAATTGAAAACCTCAAATTATCATCATCAACACTAATCTGTTTTAATTTAGTATCATAGTTAACGTATGAATCCTTTTCTTTATTATAGAAAACTCTTACACCGTATGCACCACGCTTCTCTTTAAAACCAAAATCTTTTAGTATAGTAACAAAAGTATCTGACGTTTCAGAAATATCACCACCATCTTTTAATTTATCTATATTATGTTCACATCCACACATATTAACTCATTTAATTATTTAACAAAAACAAACAGAAATTAATTAGTCAACTAATCTATAATATGGGCGTAAGAAACATTTCTCATATTTCTTTCCATTTACAAAATCTACTGGGTATTTTAGTTCACGACCTAAGATAGCTTTCATTTCTACACAAGACATCTCGTTAGTTATTTCAGCACCTTCTTCAAGTTTCTTAGTCAATGAAACATCACTTTTATCTTTACGTTTTTCATCGTAAACACCGTTACCTAAAAATTTATCTACCTCCTTATTCGTTGGAGTAGCATTAGGGCTTTTACCTAATTTTTTAGCCAATTTATCGGTAAAACGTTTACCAACTGGTTTAGCTTTTTCTCCTTTATCATCCTTTTTAGAATAACTTTCGGATTGAGGTGCATTTTGTTTTAAATCACCACCACTCTTAAATTTCTTTTTCAAATTATCATCAGAGTGTTTACGGTCAGCTCGTCTTTCGTGATAAACTTGTTTTATTTTATCATCATAACTTCCATCAGGATTTCTCTTGAATTTTTCAACCTCTGACTTAGAGGGCTTTTTGAAATAAAGACTTTCACCTTTTGCATTCAAATCACCATCCTTTTTATGTAGTTTAGGATTTCCTTCTGTTTTAAAACGATAGCCTGTTCTTTTAGCTTTGATGTCTTTATCTTTAGCTGAAGGTTTCTTTGCTTTTTTTAACTTTGCCATTTTGTTTGTTTTGAGATTAATTATTTCTGTTTGTTTTTGTTAATCAATTCTGTAATAAGGCTTCATGAAGCACTTCTCAAGTTTAATAGAGCCAACTATTTCATTTGGATAATTAGGTTTACGACCAATAATTTCAGCCAAAATATCAGAATGAATTTCTCCATTATGTAAATTTTGACGAACTGTATTTTCATCAGTCATTGTTGTTCCACCATAATCATAACTATGTTTTGGATATTTCATTTGTGTTGAACCAACCCCACCACCATTATCATAACGGTTTTTACGTTGGCTCATTGGTTTTTCCCAATCTTCAGACTTATTAAATTGTCTACGGTCTGAGTGCCATGAATCACGTTTATCAACCCCACCGCCTTTTTCAAACTTATCAGAGCTTAATACATTAATCTTTTTTAAAGAAATACCATCACCCAAACTAATTTCATCAGCAAGAACATCATTATCTACAATGCCATTAATAACATCACCTTTAATTTCTTTAATTTTGACCCAAAATATTTCATTGTATGCCGCAACCTTAACTAAATCACCTTTTTTCAAAGAATCTAATTCTTTTTCAGAAGGTGCATAAAATGTCTTAGGATGTTTTTTGTGCATCGCTTGTGCGTTAATAAATTTATGTGTGAGATAATAACCAACCCCACCACCATTATCATAACGGTTTTTACGTTGGCTCATTGGTTTTTCCCAATCTTCAGACTTATTAAATTGTCTACGGTCTGAGTGCCATGAATCACGTTTGTCAACACTACCACCTTTAGCTAAATACTGCATTTCTTTTACAGTATAATCATAACCTTTTTCATCAAGTAACTTAATAGTTTTTTCTACTCTAAAAGATTTTTTGTCATATCCGTCAACTATAAGTCCGTTGTACATAACTTTTGAATCAACACTATTATCTCTTAATAACTGCCAAACATCCCAATCATTAACATCTTTAATTTTAAATAAAAAATATGTCTTACCAACTCCACCGCCTTTAGCGTATTTAGCTTTCCAATCCCAATAATATTTTCCATCTTTTTTAAGAAGTTTCACATCAATTAATGTACCATCAGTAATAAAACCTCTATTATATGGTGTTTCCAAATCAATAGCACGAGAATTTACTATATCATATTTACTCCATTTCTCATTAAGAATATCCCAAACTTCATCATTATTTTTTGCTTGGTTAGTTTTAATTAAAACAACGCCTCTATCATATTCACCAACTCCACCGCCATTTTTAAATGATTTTTCTTTTCTTTTTTCATCGAAATAAGTCTTATAATAATCAATATTATTATTAAAATGAAAATCAATTAATTTATTAATTTCTTCATTACTAGAAGTATTTAATTTCATTATTGATAAAATTGGTTTATCTCCTTCTTCTTTATAAAAATCTTCTTCGGCTTCTTCATTTGATTTAGCATAATAATAATAAGTATTAAAAAGTTCATCATAATCCTTAGATTTAATAGCATAAATACTATCTCCTACTTTTATACCAAGACTATTTTCTAAACCACCGTCATTAGCTTGTTTTTTTGAAACAGCATCAATAGACTGAGTACCGTGTTCTTTTACAATAATACGGTATCCCATATCATAATTTTCTTTATCAGATTCGGTTACGAATCCTATTACTTCATCTTCTTCACCATTAACTATAACTTTTTCTCCAACATTAAATCCATACATTTCAACCCCACCGCCATTATCAAATGTATCATAAGTTTTCTTACGACGTTTATTTGACTTTGCATAACTTACTTCGTGAGGCTCGTTAGCATTAAAATATTTTCGGTCTTTATTTATTGCCGACTTACTACGTTTTGAATCAAATAATCCCATTGTGATAATTTTGTTTTTTTAGTACAGAAATAATTTTTTTAATAAAAAAATATAATGAATCCATCCATAATAATTAAATTACAAATGGACTCATTTTTATAAATTAAATAGTTCCTAATGTGCATGGTGCAGAAGTACAACGCCAAGCATCACCCAACCATACACAACATTCTGCCTTTCGTGTACCTTCACCAAATAATTTTTTATATCCCTTTTTTATACCTAAAGGTGCAGGATAATTACGCAAATTAGTTCCACTAACAGTACCAACAGTACCTATTGGTGCTATTACAGGTGCTACTCTTGGAGTAAGCATAGAGCCTCTAGTTGAAAATCTGCCAATTGCATTAGCTTTTTCTTCTTTACCTTCAGTAGAGGCATCTTTATTTTTTTTCCATAAATAGTAAGCAAGTCCTGCTGCTGCTAGAACGCCTACTCCGATTAAAACTTTCTTGTTCATTTTTTTTGTTTTTTAAATTTTTATTTTTAAATAAATCCACCTGCACAACAAGATACAACTTTATCATTTAGGCAAACCTTCCAACCTGAAGGGCAAGTCCATGCACCTTTTACATTTGTAGGATTAGGTGCTTTAGTGGCTACTATTGGTGCTACTCTTGGAGTAAGCATAGAACCTCTAGTTGAAAATCTGCCAAAAGCATTAGCTTTTTCTTCTTTACCTTCAGTAGAAGCATCTTTATTTTTTTTCCATAAATAGTAGGCAAGTCCTGCTGCTGCTAGAACACCTACTCCGATTAAAACTTTCTTGTTCATTTTTTTTGTTTTTTTAGTTATTAAATAATATTTTTTAAGCTCCTACTGTTCCTACTGTTGAAACGGTTATACCTTTCATATTAGCTTGAGTTTTAGTACAAGGTCTGTTATAAGTTACAGTATTAGCCCCATTATCATCAATCCATTTACAAGTTTCTGTACATGGTGTTGTAGAACAATCCGTACTTGATACCCAACATCTTCTGCAAGTAATTATGCTATTAGGAAGAAATGTTTTTTTCCTTACAATATTTAAACCTCTACCAATTGCATTAGCTTTTTCTTCTTTACCTTCAGTAGAAGCATCTTCATTTTTTTTCCATAAATAGTAAGCAAGTCCTGCTGCTGCTATAACACCTACTCCAATTAAAACCTTCTTATTCATTTTTTTGTTTTTTAGTTATTAAATTATTATTTTTATTATTAATCAAAAAATTTCTTCCATTATAAACAGCAGTAGCAACACCGATTGTTATTAAACTTAAACTCAAAAATTTTGGCATTACTTTAAAATATTTCACACCTGCATAAACAACTATTGGAGCAATAACAAAAACGTCTACAAGTCTTACTACTTGACTTTTTTGAAATTCCTCAACAGTTTCATGTCTTATTTCACTATCGTTTAAATCCATTTTCAAAAAAAATTAGGGACTTTTACATCCCTTAATTTTGAATTAATTACATCTTGCCCTCTTTTTTTAAAATCACACACGCTTTTTTTACAGCATCAGAATATTTTTTTACTTTTCCTGTTGCCCAAACTTTTTTAGCTTCTGTTTGAATCATTGTCATACGAGCTTTGTTTGCCTTTTTTTGTGCTGGTGTTGCCATTTTTTTTTGGTTTTTTTAATTATTAATTATTTTATTAATTTAATTAAGGTAAATATATCCAATTATCTTAGGAAATAATCAAAATTCAAATCATTTTATCAAGATGTTTATTAACAACTTGATTAATGTCGTTTGATTATTCCGTTTTATTACTTCCGTCATTAATGATTTTGGCTTCTTCAATCAAAGCAGTATTAAAATCACTTATGTTTAATGGTTGGATAACATTAATATCCTGTCTAACCCCTGAATTTAAAGGCATTACCGTGTTTAAATCTTTAAGGCTATATTTTTTAAGCGGGTTCATTTGATTAACATAATCAGCTAAATCATCTATTGCATTAGTGCTTCCTATTGGATATTTTGAAAGTAAATCTGATTTTTTTAGCTGTTGGAACACTAATATCATCGTATAATTTGAATTTGGCTCTAAAGTCAAGCCATCAAACCATTGATTAATACCTAAAATCAAGTCTTTATCAGGGAAATCAAGCTGACCAATACGCTGTTGAAACTGCATCGTACCAACCGAAATAGCTGCATTTTGAGGGTCAAAACAAGCATTTCCATTGGCATCTTTAGTAACCTTAGAGAATATTTGATTGAAATTAGTATTGTTATCTGAATAAACAAATATCTTCCTTACCCAAGCTGGATTGTTAAAGAAATCCCTTACATCATCATTATATGTGCTTCCACCACTACCAAGAATATAAACAGTTGAAGATACTGCCGTAAGTGAATTTAATTGATATGGCACAGCCGTATCAGAACCAAAATATATTATATTTTGAGTCGGACTAAAAGCTAAAGTTATTCTATCAAGAAGTTGAGTGAAACTTAACGAAAACTCAACTAAGTCAGTAGACATATTAATTCTAATAATCTGACCTGAACCACTTTGACCTACTGCATATATACTATTTGATGGCGGATGAATTTGAAAATCACTAGCGTTATATAAAGCTGTAACATTTGATATAAAAGTATCTGTTAATGTATCAAATGTCCATATACTTGTAGTAACAAAACTACCAACGTATGCTTTATTTAAAGTTGGATTAATCTCTATGCTACTAGGTGTGTTAACGTATAATGCAGTTGGTATTACAGACAAAATAACATTTAAAACACAATCAATTTTGAATATTTGGTCATTTCCGAATGCTTTATCACAAACATATATTGTATTATTATTTGGATTAAATGCTATATTTTGAGGAATAACACCAACTGGTAAAGCAATAAGTGTAAGTAAAGCGTTTGTAACGCAATCAATTTCAGCAATTTGATTACTAGACGTAGATACATACCAAGTATTTTTTATCGAGTTCCATTCAATCCAATTAGCACCTAAAAAACCAATAGCTGTATCTGCTAAAACAACTTCAGTAGTTGCGTCTATAATTGTAACTTGGAATCCAGTTAAACTACAAACTGCTATCTTATTGCTTGTTGGACTAAAACTTATTGAACTAACACCACTTTGTACAGTTGCTATCGTATTAAATGTAGCAGGGCTTGTCTGAGGTGGATTATCACTATATGTATAAACTAAACCCGAACCTAAAACTCTATTACCTGACCAAACCTTATTATTATTAGTATCATAAGCGACAGCTATACTTCTTGCAGGTGCAACTGTTATTGGTGTATATGTATTTGGAACTGTACCTGATACACTTGGTTGAGTAGGATAATTAAATAAAACAGAAACTTGCGGGTTAAATGGAGATACTGTAACACGGCTACTTGTCGGATTAACAAATGTATATTGTGCTAATTCCCAATCACTATTACCTAAACCAAAATCTTCTATAACCTTTGGGTTTATTCCAGCTAAATCTTTTTTATCAATCATTATGATTTTTGTTTAGATACTGAATAACTTGTATTGCATTTATTTTCTAACTCACCATTTTTGAATTTTATCATAAAATCATTCAGAATCAAATATCTTCTTTTATTAAACTCATTATTAGCACCTCTAAATATTTTTAAAAATGCGTATTGAGCTTCAATTAAAGGATAACCTAAAGACAAATAAATATTCAGGGCATTAATATCTGCACTAACTTCATCACCAATCTCTCTCTTAATTTTTGGGTTCATATATTTATGAGAAAACTCATGAAGTAGTATTATCATTCTCATAGGAACTGAATACTTCTCGAAGTCAACTTTTGAAACCTCAATAACTCCTGTATTATGACCTACACGGGCAGGAGTTCCAACATATTCACCTGTATCTGCATTTCTTATTTTATAAAAATAATCAATACAGAATTTACCATCATCTGAACGATATATACTTGGTTGATAATCTCCTGCTGATAATAAATTTGCATTTGCAGAAAAATATTGTGCAAACTTTACGAAATTCCTAATATCTTCATCCGCCCAAAGTGGACAGGTTTTTAATTCTTTTACCTCGAATTTAGTGATTTGGAATGATTTATCTTGACCATTAGCTATTTCTCCATTCTTTCTGTTAGCAATAGATAAAGCCATTAAGTTTGGAGTCTGCGGAAAACTCAATTCAAATTCCCTATAACCGCTTATCTCACCATTACGATTTATATAAATAGTATCAGGCTTGTTATTATCTACTGCAACAACATTTATATATTCAGGACTTTTAGTTTTAATCCCGACAACTAATGTAAAAGGTAAAGTATTACTTGGAATGGAAAAAATCATATCTAAATTATTTTTTAATAAATTTTTTATAAATTATATATCCGCCAATAACAGCTAATCCAATCCAAATCATATTTTTTGGAACACCTAATATATTATCGGTAACTCGTCTTTCAGCTACATCTTTGTTTTCTGTATTTGATGATACAGATTCTTCTGATGTAGAAGTTGTAGAACGAGCTTTAACAGGGTTTCCTGAAGTATCAGGTATTATATTACCATTAACATCAACAATATTACCTTTTGAATCAGTTGGTAGAGGCATTGCATTCATTCCATCAACTCCGAGATAACCTACACCTCCACCCAATTCATCTTCAAGTCTACCGCCCTGTGGCATACGATAATATCTTGGTCTTTCCTGTATAAATTCTTGTGATTGTGCTATAATTCTCATGATTCTAAATTTAATTTTATTTATTTTTTTGCAATAAACTTCTTATAACCAAAATATCCACCAACTAATACGATGGCACTAACTCCAATCCAAAAAGCGACTTTTGGCATACCTAATATAGTATCATCTTCAATAGAAATATCAGCAGGAACATTAATAGGTATATTATCAGGATTCGTTTTTGCTTCTACTACTGGTGCTAATTCAGCTTCTTTAGCTCCTTTATCTCTACCATAAGCCATAAATATTGGCGACATAGCAGCTAATGCTGCTGAACCACCCGCTACGAATGGTGCTGCTGCTGCTGTTGCTGGATTAGTAGCAAGTATAGCAGCCGTTCCGCCACCTAATGCTGCTGTTACTCCAAGAGTAATACCTGCATTTTGTGCGCCTTTTCCTTCTGCATTATAATATCCATCAATACCATACTTTTGCTTTATCAATTTATCCATTACTGATTGACCGATAGGTTTTTTATTTTTACCTTTTTCAACAGCTTCAGCAATCTTATTTTTTTCGCCACCCCACATCCAAAACTTCTGCATTATATCATTCCAATATTTTTGGTTTTTATCCCTCTTTATTTCATACATATTTGTAGCTGTACCAAACACATTGGCACTTAACATACCTAATAAAGCACCTCTAGTTGTTATAAAAACAGGATTTATTTTATTTGCAGCATGAACACCCTTTCCGCCATCTAATTTATCCTTTACGCTTTTGAAAGCATCCTTAGTTGTTTGAGATATATTCTTCTTAGCATCACTAATAGCCTTTTGAGCTTTCGCTCTACGGGCTTTTTGAGCTTCAGTTTCTTTACCAATTCCTAATAAACGGAAATTTGAATAACCATCATTAATTAATGACTTATCCAATAGTTCAGTATTTTGAACATCCATGCTTTTTAAATATTTAGATAAATCTTTTCTTGATTCCATGATTATTTATGTTTTAAAAAAAATTAAGCTACATCTTTTGGCATTTCTTTCGGCTCTCCTGCTATTGTTTTACATAAAACTGGTGATTGACATTTTCTTGTTCCATCAGGACAACACCATTTTGTCCAATCAGTAGGATTTGTAATAACATTAACTATACCACCACCTAAATTACCTCTACTAACACCTAAAGTACGACGACCTATTGCATTACTAACCAATCCTTTTGATTCAACAGGGGTTCTGAAACGGCAATCAACACAATTACCAAAAATATTTTTTCTACAAAAAGGAGGACAATACTTATTACCAATAGCATTTGCATACTGGTAACTACCACCAACGGCTACTAATGTGTTTTTATTTCCACCGATACCTGCCGTTGCATTATATCCATTAAAAGAACTTACTGTTACTGTTCCTGTTGTTGCAGTTTTTACAGCATTACAACAACAAGCATCTTTAACACCACCGCAGTTACAATTAAATTTACCTTCTTTTTTTTCATCTTCAGTACATTGACGTTTTAAATATCCTGAACCTATTGGAGAAACTCCAACACTAGAACCACTTAATCTACGACCTGCTGCACCTGAAAATTGAGCAGGAGTGTTAACAGGTTTAAGATAATCATATCTTTGACCTGAACTATTAAGTATTACTTTTCCTTTTTTAAAACTAATACCGTTATTTGGATTACCCATAGCATTAGATTTACCTTCAGTTTTTTTACGCATTTCAACAACTTGTTCTAAATCAAGACCAAACTCTTTAGCTATTTCAGCATCAGTCTTTTTCCAATCAATATTATTGTTTTGACTTGACTTGTTTTTATTATATAAATAATACGCAATTCCTGCTGCTGCTAAGATACCTGCTCCGATTAAAATTTTCTTATTCATTTTATTTTTTTTTAATTATTTTTATTTTTTTATTTCTTTGCGATAAACTTTTTATATCCAAAATAACCACCGATTAATACCACAGCACTAACTCCAATCCAAAATGCAACTTTAGGCATACCAAGTATTGTATCATCTTCAGTAATATCATCATCACCCGCATTTTCATCATCACCTGTACCCGCACCATCTTCAGTACCTTTGTTTTCTAAGTTTAAAATATCCGCATCATTTGCCTCACTTGGGTCAGGCTCATTACCTAAATCACCATTTCTTTCTGCTTCAAAAGCATCGTATTCAGCAGTACCTTCAGCATAAGGATTATCAGTCGCTTGATTTTTACCAAATAAACCTCTTAACCAAGCAAAGAAAGCACGAATACCTCTTACTTCTTCCTCTTGAAATGGAACTTCTTCAACAGACATAGATTCATCATACATAGCATCTGCACTAGATAGTTCGCCATCTGCACCCCAATAGAATGTAGTGTTTGGATTCTCCCAATAATAACCTAATGAAGAAGGCGTATAATATGTATAAAGTGCCATACTATCATCACCATTTGCTGATTTATATGGTGCTTTCAAAAACCTCTTAGATTGTCCACCTCTGATTGCATCTTTTAAATCATTTTCATTACCACCTAGAGATTTCCATTTATTAGCAACCTGATTATAAAGACCTCTTGATTTACCAACATAACTCTTTTTATATTTTCTACTTGCTACTTCTCCATCTGTTGCAACGGCAGGATATAATCGTGATGCAGTTCCGTGAATGTTATTTTTTAAATTAAATAAAATACCTTTACGCATAACAGAACGGAATTTATTTCTAAAACTCTTACCTGCTACTCCAGCTTTATCTTTTAATTTTACAACAACTTTCTTAACATTAGTACCTGCTTTTTTTGTAGCAGTTTTAACAGATGTAGTTGTTTTTTTAACTGTTTCTTTTACTTTTTCTAATAATTTTTTTCTATTAGGGTCATTAACACAATCTCTATGTCTTTTTTTGCTATCAATGCAAGATTGATTAACAACAGTTTTTACAGTAGGTATATTAACACAAACTTGTTTACCTAATACGGTCTTACAAGACCTACGAGAGCCTTTTACTATTTTTTTCTCAGTACAAACTGGAGGTAGTCCACATCCTGTTGCATTAGAAAACTCATTCTGTAATAAGTTAGAGTTTAATAAATCTGTATTGTCAAAATTGTTTTCCATTTTGTTCTTTTTTAAATATTATATATTATCCTTTTTTTCTAATCAATGCAAATCCGCCAATCAACAAAACGGCAACTCCAATTCCGATAGCAATATCTTTTGGCATACCAAGAATTTTATTATTAGACGAGTCATTTTCCCCTAACCTACCTTCAGTTATATCGTAATCTGTTGCAGGTTTGTCCTCAGACAAAGATTCCTCTTTTTCTTCTTCAGCTTTAGGACTTGTATTACACATACTTGTAATCCAAACATCAATAGCCTCTTTAGGAGCAGTCCCAAAAGTATGACCATGAATTATCCCAAATTGATTGCTCAATTCCTGACAAGTCATATCTGCGTATGGATTATTAGTTAAATCTCTTGGTGCAAGTAATGAGCTAAGTCTATTACTACTAGCACCAAGTCTTTCTACTGAACCAAACACATTTGGACTAGCATTATCGACAGGAGGATTATATAAACCTTTAGATTGTAATTTTAATTGAGCAAGACCACCATCTCTCTTAAATTCTCTCCATTTTTTTCTCCAACCCCAAACCCAAATGCCCTTATTTATAGCTCTACAATTTTCCCAATTTAATATTTGCTGCCTTCTATTTGCTCTTTTTTCTGCTTGATTAGCATTAAAAGTACAGCAATCTTTACTTGCATTTTTCTCTTTACTACAATCCCAAAGGCAAGGCATATTTAATATAGTTTCAGGAGGTAATGGCTTAATACCACATTCTCCAATAGAAAAATAACCTTTACCATATTGAGATTTTAATTCGAGTTTTTTATTTCTTACTAAATCTCTATATCTTGGTAAATCAGATTGGGGAACACCTCCATCTACTTCAACTTCTTCATTTTCATAATCAGTATTTTCTTCATTCTCCCACTCTTGCTCTCCATCAAAATTAAAATAAGGGTAATTATTAAATGCAATAGCATTAGTGCCTATATTAAATAATTGCTCGTCGTATAGGTCTGCGTTTATTACGTCTAAATCTCTCATTTTATTATTTTTTATATTTTTTATAAATTAAAAAAACACCAATAGCAACAATGGCAATACCTACACCAATAACAACACCTTTAGGCATACCAAGAATTTTATCATCACCACTTACTTCTTCTTCGGAAGTAAAAACTTCATCATCTTCTGATTCGTTAGTTTTTTCAAGTGGTGCTTTATCCGTTGATTTTACTTGTTGACCTAAAGATATTGGCGACGACTGAACTGCATCAGTTATAATAGGTAAAGACTGTGATGGAAACATCATATTAAACCTACTTGTCGGTGCTACACTCATAGAGGAATCAGGTGCAGTAGATAGTGTAGCTCCTAAAACGCCATCAAATCCCATAAGTAAATCATTAGGTGTATTTATAAGTGAAAAATTATTTTTTTTCATGTTATTATTTTAAAATAAATAAATAATTATCCTTTATTAGACTTATAAATTTTATAACCTACAAAAGATATTCCTAGAGCTAATACAACGCCAAGACCTATTGCTAAACCTTTTGGCATACCAAGAATTTTATCATCTCCAGTCATATCAATGTCTGAACCACCTCTAGCAGCTTGTAACTCTAATTCTTTAGCTCTTGCATTAGCTTCAGCTATTGCAACTGCTGCTGCTTGTTTTTTAGCTTCTCTATCTAAACAATCTCTATAAGCAGACCATTTACCTCTATTAAGAGCATTTTCTCTTACTAAAGGTCTTTTACATACTTGACCTGCTCTGCTCTGACTTACACCTGAAACAACAGCAGTTGTTGTAGCAAGACCAGCTTTGATTAATTCAGGGTCTACTACATTATGAAATACTTTATCTGAAGTGTTGTAGTAAATCTCATTACCCTCTCCTGATACCCCACCTGATATTCCAATAGAGTTTTTTACGCTTGAGTCTAAGCTATCTACAAGTGGACATTCAAAAGCAAATCCATCCGCATTAAGTAAGTTTTTGTTCGTCATTTTATTTAATTTTAAATTGTTATTTATTTATGTAATTGGTAGTTCACCAATATTAGCTGTTGGTGTCGCTGAACCTGTGTCCAATGATTTACCACTTTTTTTTCCTTTAATAAATTTATTATAAGCAAAATATCCACCTGCAATTACAGCAACTCCTAATAGAGTGTAGAATAATGCGGGTTTCATTCCCAAAATCTTCTTTTCGTCAGAATCATTATCAACTTGCTTTTTTCCATAATCTCTAACAGGTAGATTATTTGGTATTTGTTCATCATCATTATTCGGTGTTTGTCTTTCTATATTCTGTACCTGTGGAGAAGGTTGTTGCATCTGCAAAGGCTGTTGCTGTTGCGGTTGCATTTGCATTTGATTTACTATTTCGCTCTTTCTTTCCATATTTGGATTTTGTGCTGTTTGTGCTGTTTTTTTTAATCTTTCGTTTTTTAAATTTTCTCCAACTGTTTCGTCAAGTAAATTTGCGTTTGATAAATTGTTCATTTTTTCTGATTTTTTTTGGTTTATAATTTATTATTTATTTTTCATTTTCATTAACGATTAGCGGGGTCAACCATTACTTGTCCAAATCTACCAACTGATTGTGTAGGCTTAAACATTGGAACAGCAATTGAAACTGGAGTATTACCATAAACCTGCTGTTGATTTCCGCCAAAATTTATCTTTTCATCTTTAATTATATTAGAAATTGAATTTGTTAAATGATTTTTTAGTGTATTTTCAAAAACATCAACTTCATTACTAGATGCTCCATAAGATATTAAAACTTTTTTCTTTGTATTAATATCACCTTTAGTATCCCATTTGCCATCTTTTTTTGCAGATAAAAACATATTCAATATATTTAATACTTTTTTAGTATCTGATTCTGAAATATTACCACTTTTTAATGATGATAAATAAGAATTTAATTCCATTTCAGTATCACCACCAATAGCCTTTGCTTTATCTTGTAATTGTTCTTCAGTAATAGGTTTTTTATTTAATGTTGCAAGGTCAATACCAAGCCCTAAACCTAAACCAATTGAACCACCAATTAAAAGAGTCTTATTAAGTGGTAATTTTTTACCCTTACCTAAAGTCTTTAAATATAAATACGCAAGTGCAGTTCCTCCTAAGATTCCCCATACACTTGCATATTTAAAAATTGGTTTATTCATTTTATTATTATTTTTTTATTTATTTAGAAACCAAGTTTAGCTCTATTTTTATAGGCGAAATATCCACCAACTATTAAAAGAGCTACTATTCCAAGTTTAGCACCAGTTGACATACCATGTTTAGTTTCAACAACAGTTTGTTTTGTAACAACTCCACTTGGAGTAGTTTGTGTTGTAGTTGTTGTTTTTGTTGAAGCAGGTGCAGAACCACCACCACCACCGCCCATTGGCATAGTCGGAACAGAAGTTCTTGGTGCTGTTACTGTATTTGTTGGTGTCGATGCTGTTGTACTTGTTGGTGTCGCTTGTACTATTGGGTCGCCATAGTCATTTACATTTCCTACTGGATTACCATATTCATCTGCTGCTACAACTGGGTTAGATGATGATTCAGCAACTATAACTGGCTGTTCATTTACAGGTGTTGTATTTGATACCTGAACAGTTTCACTTGGTATATTATATGGCACATTAGATGTCTGTGCAACAATTGTTTCTACTGGTGCAGGTTCAGAAGAAGTCTGAAATACTGTTTCAGTTGGTATAAAAACTTGCTGTTCTTGTATAGGGTTCTGCTGAACAGAAGCTTGTTCAAATACAGGAGCAGGAGCAGCTTCAGCAGATAATATTGGTGCTTCAGCAAAAATCATATCACCATCAGCATTGTAGTAAGGTAATATTCTTCTTCTAGCCATCATTAATTTACCTCTTTTAATAGGTACATTTAATGCAGTTGCATTTGAGTATGTATTATTTGAAATACTACTATCTAAATTATTTTGATTCATTAAATCTAATTCCATTGTATTTATTTTTTAAATATTAATATAATTAAGATACTTTTAGTTTAGCCTTATTTTGCATCATTTTAATTGCAATAATAGAACCAATCGCAATAACACCAAAAGCAACAATTCCAAATGTTACTGGTGACATACCTAGTATTTTTGTTTCAGCAGTTATTTTTTCTTTTTCATTATCTTTTTCAGTTGTATTACCAATAGGCAAACCATTTTCACCATATTGAACTGGATTAACTAATGCACTAACAAGCTTAGTAAATTCATTTACAACACCACGACCACCTTCTGTACCTAACCAATCCTTAAATGGAGTTTTTGAACCACTTTGTTGATAAGCTTGATTCATTGTCTGAGCATCAACAATATATGTATTTGGGTCGCTTATTTTTTCCACAGCACTAATTGATGAATAACTTCTTTCATCATATACATTTGATAATGAACCAGTATCAAGTAAATCAGAATTAATTCCTAAATCTTGACCATCTGCACCACTAAACTTTGATGCAATTGCATTTGGGTCAATACCTGAAAGTTTACTTTGGGCTAATGCAACTAAGTTACTTCCGCCTAAGTAAATCCAATATTTTTTATTCTTTAAAATATCTTCGTAATATGGAGCTACTAAATCAGCAGGAATAAAATCATTAGTCGTTTGACCTGCTTTTTGTAATCTTAAAAACTTTTGTGGCTTACCAGTTGGTTTACCCTTTTTATCTTTAGGCAAAAAATAAGTCATATAACCTTGTAACTTGGTTCTCTTACTTGTTAATGTATTTCCTGATTTTTTAACCATTTTAGCAGGAGTTCCAACCGTATGATATATAAAAGTATCATCAATCGTATTCCATAAATTATCTAAAGCTGTATCTTTTGCCATTTTATTTTCTTTAATATTTATTTTAAATCCTTAAATTTTTTCAAACTAACCATGTCTGAATTTTCTTCATTTATACTATGTGCTATATATCCACCTGCAACTGCACCAATAACAATACCTAAAATAATTTTTTTTCCAATTAATAGTCCTGTTATTCCACCTATTAAACCGCCAATAAAAGCACCCTTTTTATAGACTTCAAATTCTTTGTTTGGCTTATCAACAAAGTTTGATTTTTTTTGCTTTGATTTACGTCGTGCCATAACTAAATATTAACATTGTTTTGTTGAACACTACTAACATTTTGTTGACTTATATTCGGTTGTGGTGCTGACATTGGTTGAACCTGAATTTGAATACCACCTGTATTTCCAGTTCCAATATTTGAATTTGGATTTGGCATTTGAGGAATATTAGTTTCAGGTAATAAAACATCACTAGAAACATTATAAGCAGGGTCGTTTATATGCTGAAAAACAGGTTCTTTTAATTCACCTACTTTCAAATCACCACCTTTTTCCAATAATGGAGCTTCGGGACTCTTTATATTTAAACTTTCTGCTCTTAATCTAGCTTCATCTATTTTTTTAAAATGACGATAAATCAAGTAACCAGCGACACCGATAGCTGTAATTCCTAAAATCCAAAGAACTGTATTGTCTTTTTTCTTTAACTCTCTGTTATCATCACCAATTACGGATGATTTTAACTCAACCATATCAAGTGCTTTTTTCCTAAAAAGCTTTTCCTGTTTAGGATTTTTCTCAAAATAAACCGCAATCTGTTCAATTCCTCTTTTAATTGTATCTAACAGCTTTATCCAAGAAATTTTCGGATTCTTTTTATTTACTTGGTTATTTTCACCAATTAAAAAAGCTAATCCACGAACAAATACTTCATTTGTTTTCATTTCACGAAGTACTATATCTAATAGCTCCTCGTAAGACTGTCTTTTATTATGCTTTATTTTTAATTTATCTAATAAAGCAAAAAATTCATTTGATTTGTTTGTAAGTAAATCACTTACTTCACTACGAAATATATCAAGAGATAGATTAATATCTCCTGAATTAAAACTTCTTAAAAAGTTTTTATATAAATCGTGTTGAACCCAAATCATAATTTATTATACAAGTCTACGGTTTGATAAAGCAATTAATCCAACAACAATAGCTAAAGAACCAACAATAACCAAAGGAAGATTATTTTGTATTTTTTCTTTAATTTCCGTTCCTGTAATATTTGATTTCATAGATTCGCATCCATTACAACCTGAAGTTTTTTCGCCATCAGCTCCCGAACCACAGCAACCTGAAGTTTTTTCGCCATCAGCTCCCGAACATCCACAAGCATTTGAACTTTTTTGAGGTATAACGCTTACGTTATTTAGAATATTTTGTAATTCAGATGTTGTAGGTTTTGGCTCAAAATTATTTGCATCTACTTTTTGTTTATCTAAAGAAAAGCTCCAAGCTAATAAATCTTTATCAGGATGAATATCTGCAATATCTTTCATGAAATCTTCCTTGAATTTCTTTACAAGGAAATTTGTTTTAACCCACAAATCATGTTTAGATGTTGCGGGTGATAATCCGTATTTTACAACTAACCCATTTAATTCAGGTTGTTTAGCTTCAAATACATATCTAATTGTATTCATTTTAGTTTCTGTTTAAGGTTAATTTTAAAAAAAAGGGGAAGGAAAATCCTTCCCCTTTTAATATAAGGTAGTTTATTAATCTACTAATTAACGATTAGCAGGGTCAATCATCATTTGACCACCCATACCAACTGATTGTGCAGGTGCAAACATAGGCACAGCAACAGGAACAGCAGGAGCAGAGTAAACTTGTTGTTGACTACCACCACCTAAGTTACGAGCGATGTTAACTTTTTCCGCAGGGAAGAAGGTATAAGTCGCAGTAGTGTTTCCTAAGATTGGGAAAGTCAAGTAAGTTGAACCGTCAATCTTAACTGGGTATGGAACATCCAAAATTGTTGATTGGAATTGGTTCGCAGAGAAATAAGACTGAGTGATGATTGGAATAGTACAGCTTTGTCCGTTAGCATCTTTACTTGTTAAGTTCAAGATTTGAGTAATCTGTGAAGGATTAGAAGTTTGGATACGAATCAAAGAAGTTTCAAACGGCTGACTTGCAGATTGTTGTAACAATTCAAGGTAAGATACGTTTGATTGTGCAGGAGTAACAGTTACACCAACTGAAGTTCCGAAGTTCGGAGTCAATAGGTAAGTGTTTAATCCGAATAATGTTACTGTTAACGGGTTTGGAGTCGTGTTAGTAACGTTTACTTGGTAAGGAGTTGGTTGTTTTGCTGGTACTGCTTGAGTTGGAGCAGTAAGAACTTGTCCTGCATCAACACCATAATAAGCACCTGCCATACGACCTGCACCAACCATGTTGTTATAACCACCACCATAATAAGGATTACCACCTTGAGGTTGGATTAAGTTACCGTTATCGCCATAAAAGCCATAACCTAAATCTAATTCATTGTTTCCGATTGCGTTTGAGAAGTTTTTCTCAGCAAATGACAAATACTTGTCAATGTTCATTTTGTTTTGCATTTTTCTAAATTTTTTAGAATTATTTTTGTTCCCTATTGTTTTTTATAAAGCGACTAATGAATAGAGATAACATTAATCGGCAGTTCCTCTTTTTTTGTTTTCAAATGTTAGTAATCAAGATGGAATAAATTTTAACATTTGTTTTTGCTGTTTTTTTACTGATTAACGGACAGCGACACATTAATCAAAAATTGATTGATTTAAGTAATTAATTACTTGTTGTCAATTAATTTCTCTTTTGCCATTTGTAAAGCTACTACCGTTACTGCTGTTAGTAATGCTGTTACTACTACTTCTTTTGTAAACATTTTTTTTAGTTTTTAAATTAAACAATTCATTTATCGAAATCAAAGTTATGCTATGTGTATCGAATGTTCAAAAGTTTATCCTGACAGGATTTCACATTTTTGTAAATGTTAGTATATTTGACAAGGGTTTTGATGTATAAAATAAAGTTTAAAACCCCTTCAATTATTTTATAAAATAACCAAAAAAGACATAAAAACGATGATAACGCAATCAAATTTGACAAGAGGATGGAGAGTTTTAGTAGGAACTCCAACAAGTGATAAAAAAATATACTGCCAAGACGATTTTATTAGCAATATCAAGTCTTTCAGCTATCCTCATACTAATTTAATTGTAGATAATAGTGAGGAAAGAAAAAACTACAAAAGAATAATGAAAGATGATGTTAATGCAATACACATTAAGCCAAATAATAAACCAATTTACGCTGTATTAGCTGAAAGCCATGAGGAACTAAGGAAGTATGCTATTAGAAATAACTTTGATTATCTTCTTCACCTTGAGAGTGATGTGTTTCCTCCAGTTGATATTATTCAAAGATTATTAATTCATAATTTACCAATAGTTTCTGCTATGTACATGATTGATTTCGGTAAGGATAGCCATTTAATGTCGCAGGAGATTGAGGAACTCGGAAGCCTTAGAGAAACAAGAAATTTAAAGGATGGTCAGGATTTGATTAACATTAATGGTGGCTTACAAAAAACATTCCATTGTGGTTTAGGGTGTGTAATGATTCGTAGAGATGTATTAGAGCAAATTGAATTTCGTTGGGAACAAGGTGCTACAATAGCTCCCGACGGTATGTTCGCATTTGATACTGATGCTTTAGGTATTCAAAAATTCATTGATACATCTATACTTTGTGACCATAGAAATAGCGATTGGAAAATAACCGTATAGTAATTATCGAATAAAATAATCGGGTTATTTTATAAAATAATTCAGTTATTTTTAAAAATAACCAAAATGATAGATATAACAACAATGAATAAAATAATTCGCAAAAGGATTATTTGGGCTGAAATAAAAGCTAAAGAGCAAGAGTATAGTCGTTTACAAAAACAAATTGATGAACTTGAACAAGCTAAAAAGGATATAAGTTTTGACGTTCAAAAAAGATTAAACGAATCACAGGAAATAGCCGAGTGGTTAGACCAAAAGGAATACGAATCATTAAAAAAAGAAAATAAAAAATAAATTTATGACAACAATTAAATCAAAAATCAAATCAAAACCAACAATAGAAAGGATTATAAAGACAATAGTTGATAATTCAAATGTTCATTTATTAGATATAAATAAAAAAATCCGAACAAATAACTTAAACTTACAGCGTATATTAGAAAACTATCACCTACCTCCTGAAGTTAGAAATTCATTATCAGAAATATTTGCAAAAAATTTAATTATTATAAGTTCAAATAGAACATTTGCATCTACTGACGTTGTTTCTGTGAAGAAAATTGAAGATGATGGAAATTAATATTAATTATTTTATAAAATAACCGAATTAATTATGGAGAAGAAACAGATTATTTTCACTAAACGTGGAAACATACATCCAACAGATAAAACAGAGTTAAAAGAAAATGGAATCATTATTATTGAAGTTGATGATTTATCAGCTTTAAAAACAGTAAATGAAATTGAAAATGACATTGTTTTAGAATGTGCTATGAATACTATAAAAGATAGTGTTGGTGCTGAAAAAGCAAGATTTTTTGATAAGTTCTTTGTAAAAATATTAAATACAAAAGGTAAATAGGCTAATGGAATCTGAAATAACTAAAGAATCTTTAATAAATAAGATATTAGAATTAAAACCTAAAAAAAAATCAGTCTTAAAAGATAGAAGTATTGATTTAATTAATTTCACAAAATTAAGAATAAGGATTCAGCCTCACTGTATAATATATTTTTATACAAATGGAGATATACCTTCATCTAAAATATTTGAATTAAATGATGGTGATTTTGATATTGTTATAAATCATTTTTACATTACTGAATAATGGAAGAAAATAAAATAAGAAGCCTTCTGAAAGGAATATCATGGCGATTACTTGGAACTATTGATACAATAGTTATATCATATCTACTAACAGGTCATATAAAAATTGCTTTATCAATAGGTGGTGTAGAGCTTTTTTCTAAAATTGCTTTGTATTATTTTCACGAAAGAGCTTGGAATAAAATAAAATTCGGTAAAAAACAAATAGAAGATAAGAAATGATAATTACCGATAATATAAATATATACGAAAAGGTAGAAAACATTAAGCGACCACTTATTGTAGGTGAGGTTCTTAATGTTGCCTGTCTTGTAAAACGAGATGTTTTCGGTTTTATAACATCTTTTATACCTGTAATAAACACACCACATACGGATAAAGAAAATGGTCAGCCTGAAATTCATTATCATACAGATTATAGATTTGTATTAACTGAAGAATCAGAAATAAATGGTTACGGTTATTCTGTTATAGATAAACGTGATGGATTTAAAGGTGCAGAAAAAGGAAGGGTTGAACAGTTTATTGATGGTGAACTTGAGTTTCATAATTTACCTGTTATTACTGATGAACATAATGGTTTAGCTCAAAGGTTTTTTATACGAAATAGTAAACTAAAACATAAGTGCATACATAAAGGTAGATGTCCGCATCGTGGACATGACCTTTCTCAAGAAAAGCCTATAAATGGTATAATTACCTGTCCATTACACGCATTAGAGTTTCACTCTGATAGCGGTAAAATAACTGATAAAATTTTAGATGAATTAAAATCATATAGGAATCGTGAGAATGAATATAAAAAAGATTTACATATTGGCTTAAAAAGGATAAGCAAGATTAATAATGGTGATACAATCACACAAAAAGAATATGATGAATTATATAAATTCCCATTAAACTCACTTTACTCTACTTATCAAGTACCGAATGGTGAATATTATGACTTTGAATGGACAAAAGTTAGGAATAATGAATATCCTTCAAAGGAATTAGAACGCCATAAACAAACAAAATTAAAATTCAAGGTTAGAATATCTAAATAGTTATGATTAACAAAATTCTAAGAGTGCTTTATTCGCACAGATTCCCATTAGTTATAGAGAAAGAAACACAAAAGGCTATCGAGGAAAGGTTTTCAGAGAATGAAATTCCTTATAGTAGAGAACACCGTTTGGATGAAAAAAACATTCCTGACTTCTTTATTGATGCTGAAGGTATTGCTATTGAGGTTAAGGTAAAAGGTAATGCAAAGCAGATTTACAAACAATGTGAACGTTACTGTAAATTTGATGGTGTAAAAAAATTAATACTTGTAACAAACAAGAGTATGGGGTTTCCAAAAGAAATTAATGGGAAAGACTGTTACTTTATAAACATTGGAAAAGCGTGGCTGTAAGAACATACGGTAAAATATATTTAAGTGAGGATAAAAAACATTGGCACATAAACAATGCCGAGCCTCATATTTGCATAAAATTAAAGGCTATATTCACTAAAATAGCAAAAAGTCAAACTCAACCATTCAAATTCATAAACAATGATGAAAATTGTCGGGAGTTATTATGGTTTACTGAGCGTTATCCTTTACAAGTAAGTGATTCTGATTTAGCTTTATTAAAAAAAGGTAAAAACAAGCATATAAGTACAGTAAATGATTTAGAGGCTATATTATTACCCGATTATAAACCACAGGTAGTAAGACTGAACGACCCGTATGAAGCGAGAAATTACCAATTAACAGGTTGCGAAATTTACTTAAAATGTAAGCGTATATTAATTGGAGATGATATTGGTTTAGGTAAAACACTTATCGGTATTATTTCATGTTTAGAGAAAGTTACACGCCCTTGCGTAGTAACTGTTCAAACACATCTACCTAAACAATGGAAAGAGGCTATTGAGCAATTTACTAATCTTAAAGTACATATTATAAAAGGCACACGCCCATACGATTTACCACCTGCCGATGTTTATATAACAAAATACTCCTGTCTTTCGGGTTGGGCAAATGTATTTGAAAAAGGAATATTCAAGTCTGCAATTTTTGATGAAATTCAGGAATTAAGGCACGATGGAACAGGTAAGTATAATGGAGCTATGGCATTATCAGATAATGTTGAATATGTTTTAGGTTTAAGTGCTACTCCTATTTATAATTATGGTGATGAAATTTTTAATGTATTAAACATTATTAAGAAAGGATGCTTGGGATACCACGATGATTTTATGAGGGAGTGGACAGGTTATAGTAAAATTGTCAAAGAACCACAAGCACTTGGAACTTATTTGCGTGAACAGTTGTTGATGTTACGTCGTACTCGTAAAGAGGTAGGTATGGAATTACCGCCAATAAACAAAATTGTACATACTGTTAGCTACGATGAAGATGAAGTTGAAAAAGCAGATGAACTTGCAAGGAAATTAGCTATAAAAGTTACAACGGGTTCTTTTGAAGAAAGGGGACAAGCTTCAAGGGAATTAGATATGTTAGTGCGACAAGCTACGGGTGTATCAAAAGCAAGGAGTGTGGCTGAATATGTAAAAATGTTACTTGAAAATGGTGAACCTATTGTATTGGCAGGTTGGCACAGGGATGTTTATGATATTTGGTTAGAGGAATTAAAAGAATTTAAACCTGTGATGTACACAGGAACGGAATCACCTGCTCAAAAGGAAAAAGCTAAAATGGCTTTCATTAATGGCGAAACAAATTTATTTATAATATCTTTACGTTCAGGTATAGGTTTAGATGGCTTACAAAAAAGAAGCAGTATTGTTGTTGTAGGGGAACTCGATTGGTCGCCAAAGGTACATGACCAATTAATAGGTCGTTTGGATAGGGATGGACAAGAAGAACAAGTAACTGCTATTTTCTTAACAAGTGAATACGGCTCTGACCCGTTAATAATTGATATGCTTGGTATTAAAGCATCTCAATCACATAACATTATAAATCCATTACAAGCGGTTGATGAACAATATACGGATGAAAGCCGTATTAAGTTATTAGCCCAAAAATATTTAAGTAAAAAGGGTATTGAAGCTAATGGATGAAGAACGTGAACGGATAATTGAAAAAGCACTAAAGATACGGGAACTTGCCAATAGAGGAATAGATGGTGAGAAAGCTTCCGCTATTGAAAGGCTTAAAAATTATAAGGAAAAGCATAGTATTACCGACGAAGAACTTAATTCATTTAGGTCTGTTGATAATGAGTGGTGGAGAAATCTAAGTAAAGAGGAGCGTGGCGGTAAGTTTGCTACATGGTTTAAAAAATCTGTTGCTATATATAAAGGTAAACCTATGGTTTTTTATCATAAAAGCCGAACAGAAGAAATGTTCTTTGAATTTGACCACGATAAAGGTGAAAAATATTATGGTGAAGGAAGTAATTATGGTTTTCACTTTGTAAATAGTGAGGATAGTAGTGAAATTCAGCATATAGGCAATTGGCATAAGTTTGATAAACATATACGTGGAGTAGATTTTTTTGTTTATTTAAGAATGTTAAACCCATATTATTTATACGCAAGAATGGATGGTAACTCGTATGGTCAAAATGGAGAGCCTTATAGACCTATTGTTACGGATAAAGCATTTGCTGATTTCGTTTTAGCAAATGGATATGATTCAATAATAATACAATCAGAAGGAGGAGTTAATACTTATATTGTATTTCATCCAAATCAAATAAAATCAGTAACAAACAATGGTGAATATTCATCAGAATCAAATAATATAATGTGTTAATGGAACAAAACGACAAAAATAAAATAATAGAAGTTAAAGTAACTTATGAGGAGTGGATTAAGAATCCATTTCCACAAAAACACTCTTTACAGCTTGATACAACAACAAGATATATTGTAACAAATTGCCCACCTGAATATGCAAAACATTTAGAAAGTATGGGAATTGGTTTTGAATTACCTAAAACAGTAACGATTACTTTTTATCCTGAAGTTAAATTGGATATAAAAAGTAAAATGAAACATCTGAACGATAATTCAGTAAATAAAATAATTATTACTCCAACAGGTATAGGAATATATGAAGATATTTTTGATTGTAATGGTAGAGTAAAGATAGTTAGGATTTTTTATCCAAGTCATTTTATGACAGCAAAATATGTTAGAATAGGTAATAACAAGCTTGATTGTATTATTGGGTTTACTCAACCTTCAAAAATTCAGGATTTTATTTTTGATTGTGAATTTAAAAGAGGTGATAAATTCATGTTAGATACTATTAATGAAATAGAAAAAGTTGAATTATTTATTGAATAAAAAATAAAAATAAAATAAAATGATTATAAACCTAACAGGACAGGCAGGAGCAGGTAAGACCTCAATAGCCAAAGAATTATGCAAAAGTATCCCTAAATCAATAAATATTGATGGGGATGAACTTCGTGATATTTTCAAAAATAAAGATTATTCCGAACAAGGTCGTCGTAATAACATAACAAATGCCTATAACATAGCTTTGTTTTTAGAGGCAAAGGGATTTATACCAATAATTAGCCTTATTTCTCCATATAAAGACCTTAGAGATGATTTAAAGAACAGGGTTAAGGTTATCGAGTTCTACATAGTCACAACGGAAATAAGGGGTCGTGAGCATTTCTTTGCTGAAAACTATGAAAAACCAACTGAAAAATTTTTACTAATTGATACAACGCAAAAAAAATGTGAAGATGTTGCTAATGATATTCTAACAATAATTGAAAATGATATTTTAAGCAATCTTATTAACGGAAAGTAGTGTTATTAACAAACTAAATAAATATTCATCCTTTTATTATTGATAATCGTCGGTCTTTTGTTATCTTTAATCAACAAAAAACAACAAAATGAAAAATAAAAACACAAAATTCAATTTGTTCATAGGGCGTTATCAATCGCCACATAAAGGACATCAAACTATTTTCAATGAATATCTAAAAAAAGGAGAGCCTGTACTTATTGCAATCCGTGATGTTCCACCTGACGAAAACAATCCTTTACCTGCACATATCGTTATGTCGCTTTGGCGTGAGGTTTATCGTGATAATGAATTGGTTCAAGTGATGATTATACCCGATATTGCATCAGTTAATTATGGTCGTGGTGTTGGTTATGAAGTAAAAGAAATTAAGGTTGATGATAAAATAGCAAGTATATCTGCAACTGAAATCAGAAATCAAATAATAAATAACCAAAGTGATTGGAAAGAGCTTGTAGACGAAAGAATACATATTTATCTTGAAAACGCATTTAAAAACACTTATGGCAATATTAAGTAGGAAGAATAAATTTTGTTTCATTCATGTGAATAATACAGGAGGGACAACAATTACAGAATTGCTTGAAGATGTGGTGGGTGACTTGGAGGTTTTGGGTTCAGTACACTCAACTATAACCGATGCTTTAAGCAAAGTACCTAAGATAATGGACTACTATAAGTTCGCCTATGTAAGACATCCCTATGATTGGCTCGTTTCTATGTTTTCATATATAACAATTAATGACAAGCATCCTGACTATAATTTATTAAAAAATTCATCATTTCATGAGTTTATTGAATGGCTTGATAATCATGGATTAAAAAGGAAAGAGGCTGATGGTCTGCCTGTTTATAGAAAACAAACTGATTTTATTTTCAAAAGAGGTGAACTTATGGTTAATGATGTGTTTCATTACGAACAATTATGTAATGATATGGGGCTTTCAAATGCAAATACATTGTTTCTTAAATTAGGATTTGATATGCCCGATAAAATACCTGTATTAAATAAAACAGAAAGAACTCTTAATTGGGATAATCTTTATAATATAAAGACATACAGATTAGTAAACGAATTATTTTCAGAGGATTTTAAAAATTTCAAATACAAAAAGCATGAGTATTAAAATTTCTTGCATTATGGCTTCGTTTCTTACCGACTATGATTTTTCGGCAACGGATAGAGTAACAAAGTTTCACCGTGCGGTTAAATCCTTCCTAAATCAATCATATCCAAACAAGGAGTTAATAATAATTAGTGATGGCTGTCCTATAACCTCAAGTGAAGTAAGGCACTATGATAATTATCCCGAAATAAAACACATTCAAATAGAAAAACAGCCTCTATTTTCGGGTAATGTAAGAAAAGTAGGATGTATTATGGCTACTGGTGATGTTATTTGCTACTTAGATACAGATGATTTATTTGGAGCTAATCACTTAAACTCAATAGTCAATGGATTCAGCTACCATACTGATGCAGATTGGCTTTATTTTGATGATTATGTTATTTATAGATTCAACCCTGTAACAAATGACATATTATCTCAAGCAAAAAGGGATGTTGACCTATATCATGGAACTATCGGAACATCTTCAATAGCTCATAAAAACACAATTGATATTAGTTGGGATGGATTTGACGGATATGGTCACGACTGGAATTTTATAAAAAGCAAACTAATTGATTCAGGTAAGAAATTTTATAAAATTGATAATACGGAGTACTTTGTTTGTCATATACCAAATAGCGTTGACAGTTAATTATTTATTATTTTATTATTATGTTAGAAGATATTCTTATTAAGAAGAACAAAGTATATCAGGACTTTTGGAGTAAACTTTTGAAAGTTCAATTTAATGAATTAAGTATTGATAGTGTTTGTATTGATATAAAACACCTTGAATATACTGATGATGATATAAAAAAAGAGATTTTAAATAATGCTATTAAAGTCAAGTCAAACGAAATAACAATTAGAGAATTTCAGGATATAGTTGCTAATTATATCTATGAAATTGACTTTAAAATAAGGTATATTGAAGATATTAAAAATAATATAGTAAGAAAACCTTTTCATCCTGAAAAATTAATCGGAAAAACAATATCTCTTAAACCTTATGATTCAGTAGAACTACGTTACTTCAAAATAATTTCTATTAAAAGCCATTTCCCTGTTAAAGAAAAAAAAATAGATGAAGATATGGTTGTTTATAATGTGTATGAGGATGGTGAACTAAATACATTACCATTATATCAATATAGAGTACAGGGAATGATTGATAAAGGGTATTCTACTACTAAAGATACTTATAGGTATGATGAAGAAGAACTATCTAATGAATGTATTTATAAAATAGTAGATTAAAAAACACATAAAATGAAAATATCATATTTAGAAAGAGCTTCAGATTATGAAGTTCACAGGTGGTTAGAAAAAGAATTAGATTTAACTCCTTATCAAAAAGAAAAATTATACAATAGCGAAATTGTTAGGTTTTCTAATTTATATTTTTACAGAATACCAAAAAAAGAAAAGACATCAATACTTTGGAGATTAAGTATAGTTGTTTACCCTGTTTATTATTTATTAGCTATATGCTTACTACCGATTAATTTCGTATTTACAGGAAAATGGGGATATGGTCGTGATTTTATTGATAAGTTTCATTCGGTATGGGTTCGTAAAATTGGATTATAAAAAATAAAAATATGGAAAGAGTAAAATGGACTTATGAGATTTTAGAGCAAATTGGTTTTGTAAAACATAAGGTAGTTGTTGGTAATGCACATAATTATATTAAAGGAGATTTCAGAATAAATGATGCCTATCCTGTTTTCGTATATAAAAATGAAAGATTACCTAAAATAATATATCTTGATGATTTAGCAGGTATTTATTTTGAAAAAACAGGCGAACATTTAAAATTTGAAAACCAAATGAAACAAGAACTAACTACGCCTAAAGAAATAGCCGATGATGTTCAGCAATCTTTTGAAATACCAAATTCATACCGAAAATTATTAGAAGATAGGATAACTAATCTATTACAAAACAAGAAATTATACGCTTTATTTGATGGTGGTGGACAGGGAATGAAGGATAATGGTCTACTCGGTGTTTACACTACGAAAGAAGAAGCTGAAAAGGTTAGAGGAAATAGTTGGTATTCAATTATTGAATTTGATGCTAATAAATTTTATGCAGATGGGGTTCAATATTCAGGATAATTATGAAATTAATTAAAATATTATCCAAACTATTTAATAAAAAGCCACATGAACACGACTTTAAAGTGGTTCAAACATTTGGAAGCATCTATTATATGGATAGTTATTATAGATGTAAGTGTGGCAAAGGAGCTATACAACAGCACGGGTTTAGATTTACTATCTTAGATGATAATAAAGACCACCCATATGGAAAAAGCTTAAAAAAACCACATATAGTATGATTATAATGAACGGTATATGCTCCATGTGTGATGATGGAAAGCAAAAGCGATTGTTTAAAAGAAAACCACCATTATGTGCTTATCATTACAAATCTGAAAATCAAAAAAAAAGAAAACCAACAGGTGAGTTGGCTATGTTTCAGGAGATTTGGGATTCAATGAAAGAGCATAAATCATTCATAAACGGAGAAAATATACCTTTTTTTGACGTAAGTTGTTTTGCTCACGTTTTATCAAAAGCAGAAAATAAATTCCCTAAATTTAAGTTGTATAAGAAATGTGTTGTACTAATAACCATTAATCAACATACACAATGGGACAAAGGACTTCGTGAAGATTTAAGAAAGCTACCTGAATGGGATAAAATGTTTAAGCTTGAGGCAGAGTTAAAAGAAGAATATAAATTATTATAAAAAATGATAAAATTTGAAGTTGAGCGTATTGATGGTTTAATAAAATTTACTCCTGAAAAATTAGATGTGAATATGGTTATTGGACTTGTTCGCACTACATCATCAGACGAAAAAACAAGTAATAAAATTTCTTTCAAGTATAAGGATAAACTTTATAACCCTAAAGAATATTTAGACCCTTATGGATTCCCTCAATACATTAATAGCTTCCCTATTTATAACGGAGGAGAATACATTAAAGATATTAGTGAATTTAATTTTGATGAAGTACCCGATAATATAAAATTAAAGGTAGAATTATTTGAACACCAACCTATAAACACTAAAAGAATATTATGAAATATAACATAGAAACAGAAAGTTGCCACCGATTAACAATATCATTCAATAGCCCTGAAGGGTTAAATAAGTTTACAGAGTTTCTTTTCCGAAATAACATAAAAGGATTAGGTTTTGAAAAATCATCTAAAAATGTTAGTTACACAGGATTTTTTACTGAAGAAGAAATAAATAAGATTAAGGAAAATTTCCCTATTTAATTTGTACGAATATTCGGACTCGAACCGAAACGCTTTTTAAAGCAATAGTTCCTAAGACTATCGTGGCTACCAATTACACCATACTCGCATTTGTTTTTTTTAATATCTTGATTTAGGTGTTTCTATTTTTGTTTTAAATTCTTTGATATACAAAGGAAATCCCATAAAATAATACTCCCTCCAAGCCTTTCCTTCAGTTTTGCCTTTTGATTCAGGGTCATTCCAATCACAAACCATTATCATCGGTATAAAACCAAATAAATAAATACGAAATGTGTACCTCTTATTTTCGTAATCGTCTTTAATCTGCTTTCCTAATCTAAAAAATTCCATTTTATTCTTATTTTATAAATAAATTAGTACAGGTAGTCAGATTTGAACTGACACGAATATTACTATTCAAAGGGGCTTAAACCCTTCGTGGCTACCGTTACACCATACCTGCATATTTATTTTATTGTTGGAGCAGAGGGAATTGAACCCACATAGTCGAATGACGGGGGTTTTACAGACCCTTGACGTAGCCAATTTGTCATTACTCCAATATAATTTACTTTGCGGAGAAAGAGGGATTTGAACCCCCGATACCTTTTGAGTATGCTTGTTTTCAAGACAAGTGCGATAAACCGAACTCTGCCATTTCTCCAATAATTTTATTTTCAAAGAACATTTACTCATTATGTATATTTTCTATACACTTTCAAAAAACACATATAGAAAACAGCACTTTTCTATACATATTTATTTTTGGCGGAGAAAAAGAGATTTGAACTCTTGAAACACTTTACAGCGTTTGCCTTCTTAGCAGGAAGGTGGTTTCAGCCACTCACCCATTTCTCCGAATTTATTGGGGTATAATGTGGGGATTGAACCCACGACCTCTTGAACCACAATCAAGCACTCTTGCCAACTGAGCTAATTACACCATATATTTTTTAAAGAACGATTTGCCACAAAACAAAAATCCCTGAACTGTGTAGTTCAGGGATTCCGTAGTCGTGGTAGTATTTTATATTAATACGTTACAACAGAATATCACCTGAACCCTTTAGTGGGCTTAGATACGATAAACTATGTAACGACAAATTTCTCATTATGACACAAAGATATAACTTCTTTTTTAAACCACCAAATTTATTTTTTAATCTTATTTTTATGCCATAATTTAACCGCATTACTTCTATAAACAGTATTTGATATTATACAATCTTTTTCTTTTTTACCATCCCTAATCCTACCCAAAACCGTTGAGATAGGGACTCCATAATTTTTATAAACGTATTTAGCAAAGTCTTTTTGATTAAAAAAATATTTCCCGTCTAAATTAAACTTTGGCTTTCTTTTTTCTAATATTTCAATACGAGCTAATTCTCTCAATTCATTAGTTACTTCTTCTTTTGATATTTTATATTTTCGTACACAGTATTGAGTTAAATGATAGTCGCCAAGATTTTCTCTTTGCTCTATAACGTATTTTTTTGTTAGTTGAGTTTGACATTCATAGCAGTTATGTGAATATCCACCGCTTGAAGTTTTATTCTTACTAAATTTCTCTAATTCCTTTACATCCTTACATATAGAACATTTTCTAAATCCTTTATTGAATAGTTCTTTTGAAATAGTTAATAATCCGAAATTTTTTACACCATCTCTTTTTGCTATACATTCTTTACAGGCTGTATCTATTCTTCCTGTTTTTTTTTCTTTTATATGAAAATCATCAATAGTCTTTTTACATTTACAATCAATACAAATTAAATTATCTCTATAATATTTGTAATCTATTTTTTTATTTTCAAATATTTCTTTTATACTCCAACCTCTTTTTAATCTTTGTTTTATAGTTTCAAAATGAAGATTAGTGATTTTTGACACTTCACTAATGGTATATTCCTTACCGTTATATTTAATTGTTTTAAAATCTTTCTTATTTTTAATTAAATCATCAAATTTATATCCTTTCTTAAATCTTTGCCAAATAAGACAATAAGACATATTGTATTTTTTTGCTAAATCGCTTAGTGAATAATTAATACCGTTATGTTCTATGTAAGCTTCTTTTTGTTTAGATTTATTAATAATTTTATTCACATCTTCTTCATCTAATATTGTTTTTTTAGACAAAGGTTTTATTCTACCTTTTAATACCTGAATACTCAAATAAGAATTAGTATCAATTTTTATTTTTTTAGCAAACTCAACTAACGTATATTCTTTATGTTGATAACATACTTTCTTCGGAATATGCTTTACTTCTTTTTGTATTTTAGTTATAGCCTTTTCAACGGTATAACCCATTTTTACATAGTATCTTATTTTGTAAGGAGTTGTATTAAACATCTTAGATAATTCAAGACATCCATAAAATTTACCCTTATACTCAAATTTAGCTCTTTCGTGTATGTTATTAATTTCTTTTTTATTTATAATTCTTTTCCTAATGGTACATTCTTTTATTTTTAAATCAATGCTATGCTGTTCTTTTAATATGTCATATATCTGTGGCACAAACACAATTTTACCATCAACATTTACTCTATGTGAATTTGACTTATATCTCATACTCCATTCGGGAGTAGTGAAACATATATTAAATGGCATATAACCTTCTGTCTTATCAACTCTTGAAAAATAAATATGATTGAATTTTATTTTATCAGATGCGTTTTTAAGTTTCCCTGTTTTAATTCTTCTTTTATATGTAGGATTTGCTTTCTGAGCCGATTTATATAATGGAAGTAAATCATTATAAAATTTTTCAAAATTTCCTTTCCATTCTTCCCAAATTTTTATTTTTTCATTACCAAAATATCTACCATCAGGCTTATAACAAGCATCCATAATACTATCATATCTTCTATAAAGATAATACCTATCTTTATCCGATTTATATGATTTTCTTATAAATACATTTAATTTTTCACTTTTATCTTTTATATCACTTGCATATCTCCAAAGGTATCCAAATGAAAGTGATGGTTTTTTTAGGTCTGATTTACAGCTTATTCCTATGCCTGTTGTTGGTAGTGTTTTAGATTTTTTTATTTTACTATTTCTTATTTGTTTTAATGCTTCCGTGATTGAAGTAAAACTATTTATGAAATTTCCTTCCAAATCATACTGATAAATTGGTTTTTTTACATTATCAGGAAGCATAAGTTTATCAATAGACCATCCTTTCCTTATTCTACCTGTTATTGTTGATATTTTTACACCTGTTTTTTTATGAATTAACTTAGCATAATCAATTTGTGAATATTTTTTACCGTTATATTCATATATTTCAAGGTTAGGTGCAATAAATCCCATTGAAAGTTTAACAGCCTCATCAATAGTATTACCTCTCCTCAGTTCATACTTAAATTTATGCTTATCAAGATTAAACTCTTTTGAAAGTTCAGGAGCAGAGTAGTATTTATTATTATAAAGATATATTCTTTTTACAGGCATAACTTAAAATTATTTTTTATATTCGTCAAGTGGTATAGAGGTATGATGCCAACCGCCACAAATTTCACATTCATAAGCCCTAACAGGTTTTTTATTATTTCCTCTCGCACTATTAATTTCTCTTAACCTGCTTTTGGCGATTTTCTCTGTGGCAAAGGTTACTTTATCACATACAAAAGTTACAATTTTTATAACTTCAGGTTTTTTTACTTCAGGCTTTTTTGTTTTTATACCTTGAATAATATCCATACCACCTGCTTCAATTCTAAGCCTCTCGATATTCCTTTCAATGTATTCCCTTAATTCGGGTTTATTTATTCCTTTATCATTGTATAGGTTTATTAGATATGATGCAGGAATATCACGAAGCTTTTTAAATCTATATTTACCGAAAGTTAATATTGATGTGTCGGTGTACATTTATTATTAAATTTTATTTTTTTCTTTTCCAACCTTTTTTATTTCCTGTTCCTAAAAAATCACCCCAACTAATCCAAGTCCCTTGTTTTTTATAATATCCGTATGGGTTTTTTGGTATAAATGATGGCAACAAATGTGTTATTTTATACCACTCAGTTGATGATTTTATATTTTTAGTTAGTTCATTTTCTTTAATATATTTTTTTAATTCTTCATAAGCATAATAGTTATTACTTGTTCCTAAAAAATCACCCCAACTAATCCAAGTCCCTTGTTTTTTATAATACGCATCAGGGTTTTTTGGTATAAATGATGGTAATTTTTTTGATATTTTTTTCCATTCATTATATGATTTAATATTTTTGGTTAATTCATCTTTGCGAATCCAATTAACACAATTATTATATTCTACATAATTTCCTTTAGATTTATTACCTGTTCCTAAAAAATAACCCCAACCAATCCAAGTCCCTTGTTTTTTATAAAAATCAGTTGGGTCTTTTGGTATAAACGATGGCAACAAATGTTTTATTTTATTCCACTCCTTTTTTGTTTTAATATTTTTAGTTAATTCATCTTTGCGAATCCAATCAATACACCCATTATGTTCTAAAAAATTTCCTTTATAAAAATTACTTGTTCCTAAAAAATCACCCCAACTAATCCAAGTCCCTTGTTTTTTATAATACGCATCAGGGTTTTTTGGTATAAATGATGGTAATTTTTTTGATATT